CAGCCTCATATTCTTCCCAAAGACGTGCATATTCAAATTCTTGCTTCATGTCAAAGTCATAGAATAATTCATGGACTGTCTTATTTGGCAATCCGTCTGAAATATCTTCCTTTGTACGCCTTAAATAAATGTGGGAAAGTTTAAGTTTCAACTCTTCAAGGTTAGTTGCATCTTTGATGATGTTGATTTTCCTTGCATTCGTGTTGATATATTCCTTTAACTCATCTTTTTCCTTTGAAGTAAGTTCTCCCCAAGTAGTTGGTGGAACTTTTCCCTCTTTTTCATACTCTCTTTTTTTCTTTTCAAAGAAGAAATTACTCCATTTTTCTTTTTCTCCCTTTGCAGGAATTTTCATAGCACCACAATACCTATCCATATAAAATTGCCAATCATTGGTGATGTCATCGCCAATAAGTTTCAATAAGCAATAAAGGTTTTTAGGATTATTTGTTACGGGTGTACCTGTTGCAAGGTATATACTATGTGGATTCGCTCTTTTTATAAAGTCATTTATTATTTTGTATCTATCTGAATCAGAATTTGATAGCCTATGTGCCTCATCAATTATAAGTAATGTCTTTTTATTCATGGCATACCTAAGCATAGGGCTCTCATCATATGCTTTCTTGATATTTTCAGCACTCCTTGTTCTTGGAATCTTATAAAATTCATCAAGAATATCGAAATTGACGATAACAAATCTGTTATCTTCCCATTTTCCACGATTTTTTGCTTCTTCAAGCAATTGTTCACGTTTTAATCCTGATTTTCCAACGCCATATCCAAGCATTTTTTCTAATTCTGGCTTGGTCTTATCATTAACACCATCAATTATAGAAATATCTTTCTCTTTGACATACCATAACAATTCATCTCTCCAATTGGTCTTTAATGAAGACGGACAAATAACCAAAACAGAGTCAAAATTGCCCTCAATTGAAGCAACTGCTAACTCTGTAGTTTTTCCAAGACCCATATCATCAGCTAAAATGCACTTTTTTCTATGTAAAAGGAATTGAACTGCCTCTTTTTGGTGAGGCTTTAACATTCTATTAGGGTCTTTTGCTGTTGATAAATTATCATAACGGTCAAAATCAACCTGAACTTCATGGTAATCACCTATTAAGAAGTTTCCTAATACAGCTTTCTTTGGTAAAAAAAGTTCTAAAGTTTCCATGTTTTGCCTGTATCTTACAGTACAATGAAAAGAAACTGATGTTTCACCGAAAAATGTGTAAATCCTTAATTTTTCAGGAATAAATTCAATTTCATAATCATTTTTAAGTTTCTCTCCATACCAATCTGCAATTTGTATGGTCTTATTCACTTGTATAGGCTTCCTGTTACAGTTCTTTTTTATGTACTCAATCACATATTCCGTAAGCAAGTTTGTCTTACGGCATAAAACAATGTCCCTCTTTAGCCTAAGCAAATAAGGATTCTCACCGTTATAATTGTTTAATATGTCTATGGCTTCATTTTTACCTTTTATCGTGTCATACATTAAATTATACAATTTTTCTTAATATATTATTTACAAAAATTTTCCAAAAAAAACAAATATTAGTGCTTATAGAACTAGTTTTTTAATATATTATTTTAATATTATTAATTTATATTTAAATTAATATTCTAGTGCTTATAGAACTAGTGCTCAACGCTCAAAAGTTATAACTTTTATTATAAAAATAACTATTTATCTTTAAAATGGAAATAATAAATGGCACTTCAATTTAATCAAACACAAAACACTAATAAAGTACCGATTACAAGGAACAACAAGTTCTTTGGCGCTGAGGATTTTGACTTGGAAGTTGGATTTGCCACCGAATATATAGAACAAGATGCAAATCAGGAAGTTATATTGTATCAAGTTGACTTGGAAAAGACAAAAGTGAATGATACATATAACGAGGCATCAAAAGATGCGATAAGATTCAAGACACCTATTGTTCTTCCAGTGATTTATGAAATAAGTGACGCTGAAACTAAGGCTTATAACAATAAGATTCAAACAGGTTACTATGCAAAGACTGGTAAACTCACTTTTAGTGTACTTTTATCAACACTTGAAGAAAACCATTGCGATATTTCAAGAGGTGATTACATTGGAATACAAATAGACACTGAACATCGTGAATATTTTACAGTAGTTGACGATGGAAGAGTAAATATGACATCAAATAAGTTTACATTGTTCGGGACAAAGCCATACGCCCGCACAATTCAATGCGCAAGTATTGATGCAAGTGAATTTAACGGATAAAAATGAGCAGAAATTACAAAAATATTATAAAACTTAAACGAAATGTTGTCGGGAACGAAAGACGTGAAAATTTAGCGAAAGAGGTCCTGCAAGATGCAACTCCGTTGCCAAATCCTGTTGAATATGAGGAAATAGACCAAGAATTTGAGAGATGGGTTCGTGAAGATTTGGATATTTCTTATGAAAATGAGAAATTGCCTACTTATTTAATGCTTTCAAATCAAAGATTTTCAGAGTATCTACAATCATGGCAACATGTGGATGAAAAAAAGAACCTTATTCTTAATTTCAAGGCTATTACAAGGGAAAATAACCCAAAAGCAGGTACAATAGTCGGTGAAATCAGGAATATTCCTGGTGATATTGACTTCTTAATGAACAGGGTATTCTCAATGGACAGACATGGAAACAGGTATTATATTGATTATAGGATGAAACAACCTATTTCAATAGATTTGAAGTACACAGTTTCAATTTTCACAAACAAATATCAGTTGTTGAATGATTTTAACTTGTTGATGAATAAGCATTTTGCTGCAATAGACTGTTATATAAGGCCAAAAGGACATTTTATGTCAATGACGCTTGATGATATATCAGATGAATCAGAATATAATATTGATGATAGACGTTACTATTCACAATCATACTTGATTACTGTTAAGGCATACATAATACCAAAGGATAGTTTCAGGGTTATAGAACAGCCAATGCTAAAATTGGAATGCTTTGACGGTGCAACAGTTAGTAGGCCAAAAACCATTGTTGAAGAAACTGAATGTGAAGCAGATTATAATCCATATGAATATCAGCCAATTGAAATAATAACAGAATTTCCAGAAAACACGTCAAAACACATGTTCAAGATTGACTGTGATTCAGAAATTACAGGAATTTCAATGAAGAATGTAAGATATTTTGACTTATATATAAATGGAAACATTATTGATTTAAGTAGAATATTCAAGAATGATGAAGATTTATGTTATGATGAATATACTGTAATGCTAAGTGATTATTTTACTGATGAAGAGTTACAGCAATTCAAACTAAACGACAATGATTCAATAAAAATTGTCCATGTTTCAAGATACAAAACTTTTGAAAATTCAGAAATAAAACTTATAGGAAAAGACTTCACGAATGTAGTCGAAAAAACAGAAACATTATAATTTCCAAAAATAAGATAAATAGATATTTTTGTGTTTTTTATGCTATTTATAAAGAAAATAATAAAGTAAAAATAGAAACAATATGATAAGTAATGCAAAAGGCAGACACGTTTCTCCAGGCGTTTATACAGAAGAAAAAGATGTTGTTTTTTCAGTAAAAAGCCTTGGTATCACAAGTCTCGGACTTGTTGGTGAAACATTATATGGTCCAGCTTTTGAAAACATTGAAATAAGCGATTGGAATGACTTCATTGACTATTTTGGTGGTACTTCAAGCGAACTTTACAAAGGCACTGGCTTACCAAAGTATGAACTTCCTTATATTGCAAAGAGTTATTTGACAAAATCAAAGAGACTTAATGTTGTTAGGGTTCTTGGTTTCTCAGGTTATGACGCAGGTAAATGTTGGGTTGCTGAAACAACAGGTGGAAAACCTTTGATTGTTCTTAGAGGTAAGAAGGTAATGGGTCAAATTGGTGGTGACATTTGTGAATCAAATGACTCAGTTAGCGAACTTGTAACAAGCGTTAGCATCAAACCATATAGCAATACTACATATACTACATTCTGTCCTGGTGGAACAGCACCAACAGCTTCAACTTTGAATGTTGCTAAGAAATTGTGCATTAAGGTTGAAACAACAGTTGGCGAACCTGAATACTACAATGTTTCATTAGACCCACGTGATGGTGATTACATTTATAAGGTTATCAGTTCAAATCCTCAAGACAACAAATTAAGTAGCATTTATGTTGAAGCAGTTTATGAAAATGCTTTGGATGATGGCGATACAATCAAAATGGATTACACTATTACAGCATTAGATACAGAAGATTATGCTGATTATAGAGGAAAATACAGATGTGCTTTGACACCATGGCTTGTTTCAGAAGCTACTACATTTACAAGAGATGGTGGAAATGCAACATGTCAAGCCGTTTCAATCAAGAGACTTTTCAGATTCTTGACAATTTCTGACGGTGATGCTTCAAATTTCCAAGTTAAGGTTTCAATTGAAAAGATTGACCCATTTACTGGTACATTTGATGTTGTTGTTAGAGACTTCAATGATACTGACGCTAATATTGTGGTTCTTGAAAAATTCACCAAATGTTCAATGAAAAAAGGTGATTCTTCATTTATCGGATATAAGATAGGTACAAGTGATGGATTATATGGTAATCAATCAAAGTATATTACAGTTGAACTTGCAACTGATGAAGATTTGGCAGGTAGCGTTCCTTGTGGTTTCTTAGGATACCCAACACCAAATTATGGAAAATCAATTGCTCCATCAATTGCTTATAGAACAGTTTATAATCCAAAAATTAAAGAAAGAAAACAATATTTTGGTATTTCAAATGTTGATACTGATGTTTTGACATTTAAAGGTAGAGAATTCTACGAAGATGATGAAATGACACCAAAATACAACGACAATGGTGACATGGTTATTTCAACTGGCCTTGTCTACACAAAAGGTTTCCATATGGATAGTATATTCTCTTCAGAAGAATGCATGAATGTTTACATTGACGGTATTGAAGAAGACAAATATACATTTGATTGTGTATCAGGTGAAAAAGTTACAGCAGACACTTATAAGCCAAGAATCACAAACGCACGTTTTGAAAACGATGCCAAGTATATCAACGAAACTATCTACAAGAATGAGAAATTACGTAAGTTCACAGTTTGCTTCTATGGTGGTTTTGACGGATGGGATATTAACCGTGAAAGCAGAACTAACACAGATGCTTACAATGTAAACAACTATGGTACTAATGAAATTGGTTACGATAAATTTGTAGATGCAGTTGAATATAAATTGCCATCATATGTAAATACAAGTGACTATTATGCATATCTTGCAGGTTACAAAGTATTGTCAAACCCTCAAGATGTTGATATTAACGTTTTTGTAACACCAGGTATTGATTGGTTTAATCAAACACTGTTGACAAAGGAAGCAATTGAAGTTGTTGAAGACCCTGAAGATGGTAGAGGCGGTGATGCTTTGTACATCATGAATTCACCTTACGAAATTCAAGACCCTGATGAATTAGCAATGGCTTTCGCTGACACTGAAATCAATTCTTCATATGCTTGCACATATGCACCTTGGATTCTTTACAAAGACACTGTTAGAAATCAATACTTGTATTTGTCACCAACTAAAGATGTTGTAAGAAACATTGCAGAAACAGATAACACATCATTCCCATGGTTCGCACCGGCAGGTACAACACGTGGTATCGTTGATTGCGAAAAGGCTGCATTCAAAACAACTCTTGATGACGAAGACATGCTTTATGAAAATAGAATCAACCCAATTAAGACATTCGGTAAAGACGGTGTTATTGTTTGGGGTAACAAGACAGCATACGATGTTGAAAGCCCACTTAACAGAATCAACGTAAGAAGACTTATGATTAGAGTTAAGAAACTTATCACATCAGCAGCTAAACACTTGATATTTGAACAATATGACGATGCTCTTGAAAAACAATTCAGAGGCTTGGTTGAACCTATCCTTGCAGACGTTAAGTCAAATAGAGGTATCTTCGATTACAGGGTTAAGACAGAAGTCACACCTGAGACAAGAGACCAACACATCTTACCTGCTAAGATTATGATTAAACCAACACCTGCATTGGAATACATTTCAATCACATTCGTTGTATATCCTGAAAGTGTTGCTTTCGATGAGTAATTCATAATATAACAAATAGGACCCTTATTCAAAGCCGTATCTTAGGATGCGGCTTTTTTTATTTTATGCATAATCTATTTATTGAAAAAAAGGATTACTATGAAAAGATTTTTAAGAAATTTGTTAATAGCATTTGCTATGTTATTTATGGTTTCTTGTGGTACAACAAAAGAAACTGGTGAAGTAGTGTTTGGTACTTCTTCGATGATGGTTTTATACACTATGGACATAAACCAATACCAACTTGATTCAATTTGTACAGCTGACACTTTACCTTATTATGATTCATGGTTAAAGGCAAGGTTTACAGATTATGAAACAAATACTGTGTTTGTTAAAAGAATGTACTTAAAGGCTTGTTCTGAATATGAAGAAATTATATACATATTAATCGGTGAAGAAGAGCCTTATAAAATAACAAAAAGAATTGCTGAATAATGATGAACGTTGAAAATTTAGGATTTATTCCTTCAGTAATAGACGGTACTGAAATTTTATTCGAGTGTCCGAAAGACGCTGTTATGCCTGAAAAATATTCATATGTAAATGTTTTACCTCAGGTTATAAATCAGGGAAAATTATCAATATGCGTCCCATGCTCAATGTCTGCTTACCTTAATTGGAAAGCAAATTTAAATCTATTAACAAACGATGATAATTCAATTGCTTTGTTTGACATTTATAATAGTAGGGATAACAAAGGTGATGGAATGTCATTTAAGGCTGCATTTAGATACCTTAGGCATCATGGGGTTGATTCTGCCGTTGGTAATATGACAATTGGACATTATGGAAAAATTGATAACATAGATGATTTGAAGTTTGCCATAATTTCAAATGGCCCGTGTTTTGGCGCTTTACCTGTTTATGGTGAACATTGTGATTTCTGGAATAAAAAGGAAGGATGCTCATTAAGAGGATACCATGCAATATCAATTGTTGGATATGACAAAGAAGGATTTATAATAAGAAATTCTTGGGGAAAACAATTCTGTGAAAACGGATATACAAAAATAAGTTATAATAGTTTCGGCAAATTGCTTGAAGTTTGGACAGTAATAGATTAAATTTATGAAAAAAGGTATGAACATTTTAGTTACAGGTGGAAACGGGCAATTAGCATTATGTATTAAAGATATTGTTAAATTGTTTGATGGAGAAAATATTTATCGTTTTACAACAAGTGAAGAACTTAATATTATAAACGAAACAAGGGTTTATGAGTATTTTAGCGAATTTAAACCTGATGTTGTTATTAATTGTGCAGCATATACAAAGGTTGATGATGCTGAAGATGATTATTGGGCCGCTTATTCTGTAAATGTGGAGGGTGTACAGAACTTGGTAAAAGCGTGTAAAGAATTTGGGTCATATATAATACATATTTCAACAGATTATGTTTTTGACGGAAGAAAGAAAACACCGTATTCTGAAGATGACAAAATGCACCCATTGAATCAGTATGGTATTACTAAAATGCTTGGTGAAGTATATCCTTTGGAATATAAAAAGGGCCTTGTTATTAGAACATCATGGCTATACTCAGAATATGGGAAAAATTTCTATAAAACAATGCTTGAAAGAATAAGGTCTGAACGTGATACAAATGTTATTTGTGACCAGTTAGGAACACCAACATATGCAAAAGATTTGGCATTTTTCATTGTTTATGAATTAATTAAAAACAGGAAAATCCTTGAAAAAAACGGTCTATACAATTATACTGATAAAGGAATGGCATCTTGGTATGACTTTGCTTCTGCAATTGAAATGTTTTATTCACATTTCGGGCCATATGAACCAATGAGAAAGGACCCAATTGAAATTAAATTTGAATTTACAAATTACACAAAAAAATATATAAATCAGACACAAAGCAGTAAGTATAAAACAAAAGCAAAAAGGCCGCAATATAGCGTTCTTGACAAAACAAAAGTTGAGAATGAATTTGGTATAAAAATCCCACATTGGATTGATTCTCTTTTTGAATGCATGAGGAATGATGGGGTTATAAGTGAATTTAGTAAAAAGTAATGAAGTTAAATAATATTGATTATCATATATGTGATACATGTAATTTGAATTGTTCATCTTGCAATCATTATTCACCATTGGCAGAAAATCCAAACATGATTACTTTGTCAAAGGCTAAAGATGACTTTGAATTACTTAAAAATTTTGATGATAAATTTGATAAAATCACAATACTTGGTGGTGAGGCTTGTTTGAATCCTGATTTGTTACCAATAATTGAATTATCTTTGCAGTATTTTCCTGGTAGAGTTAAATTGATAACAAATGGGACAATTACGGGCTGTTTATATGAATTAAGAGAAAGAAACCTTGATTTGGCGATAGAGTTAGTTATAACAGAATATCCGTTTATTAAAAATTATAGAGAACACTATGATAAACTGAAAGAAGAATTTACAAATGCAACTTTCTATACGTTCAGGCATGAGCATGGATTCATAAGTGAGCATTTATCATACGAAGAAACAAACACAAATACTGATTTGATTTTGAATTGTGAAAAAAGGTTCAAGTGTGTTCAATTTATAGACGGAAAACTTTACATATGTCATTATGCGGCATTTATTGACAATTTAAAAAGAATTGCTAATTTTAATTTTGGTAAGGAAGATGCTTTCATAGATTTAAAAAAATGTAACGGTGAAGAGTTCGACAATTTCTTTAACAATGCAATACCGAATATATGCAAGCATTGTAAGTTTGTACAAAAGCCTTACGAAGAATTAGATAAAAAGCCGTGGTCAAGAACAAAAAAGGACCCGACTGAATGGATTTTATAACTTTTAATTTATGAGAAAAATAGGAATTTTCATACAATCATCAAATCAAGAATTGTTTAAGAATAACACTGAGGTATTAAAGGAATTTTACCATGGTGTTATTTTTGAGAACAATCTGGATGTTGATTTGTATTCTTTTACAAGTGATGAGAAATCATCTTATGTATATGAAGATGGCGATACAATATATTGCGCATGTGAAGATTGGAATGTGTATAGGAAATATTACCAACTAATGGATTATATAGTGTTCAATAAGAAGTATGATTATATCCTGTTTGTAAATAACTCAACACTCGTAAACATTAAATGGTTATGGGATAACATTAATTTATTTAATAGCGGATATTTTTGCTTAATAAATGTTATACATCCATGCATATTTAATTATCCAAATGGTAATTTCAAGTTAATGAGTTTTGATGTTTTCTTGAGAATTTATTGCTATTTTAAAGAAGCACATGATAAATATGCGCCATTTGATAAATTTTTATTCGGTGAGCAAATAACATCAAAATATATGTGGCATGGCGTTCCTGAGGATTTGCTAATGGGTATATGCTTGTTTAAAAGCCAAATGCCATATATGATTATACCAATAGAGTTGCAATTATCCTTATTTGAAAGCCAAAATTATAGAAAGGGAAGCGCTTATGAGTGGAATAACATATTGGCAATAAACTTTAGGATTCCATGGGATATGTGTGGAGATGGTAATGAATATAGTTATGATTTGAATTACAAATACAGATTGGAAAACGAAACAAATCTATTGCGGCAAACAATAGGCATAATAAAAACATTGTAAAAAAAAAGGCTGAACTTAACATTCAGCCTTTTATATTTTGTTTCTGCATTAAATGATTAATAGCATAAAATGCAGTAGTCAGGTCTCAAAGTTGCTGTGATTGTTGCCAACTCATCTTGTCCATAGTTAAGGTCCCCGTAATCAACGTTTGTCAAGAAAACGCCTTTAAGAATCCATTTTTGAGCTACAGCACCTGTTGGGTCAAGCATTTCAAGTTCAACATCTCTCTTATAACCTGCGGCATAACCTTGTCTACCAGTGATTGATTCTGAACCAAGTCTAACCCATTCTTGTATTGCTTGTGCAGTTGATGGTCCAATAAGGTCTCTGAAAGTCAATTGCATTTCCTGCCATTCATAACGGCCAAGAACCCAAGTTGATGTATTCAAAAAGTCAATCTTTGTTGCATTTTGGTTTATTGAAGGTCTTTTTCCTGATTCTACAGTCCATTCTTGAATGCCTAAATCTGATGGGAACCTGAATATAAATCTATTTTTCCTTAATGGTTCATATACATTAGGCACTTTAAGTAGTAAGTCACTCATTTTAGTATGTTTTTTTCTTTTATTTTATTTTATATTCTTTGGCTTCCACCATTCATTTGTTGTGGATTGCCTTGCATTGTTCCTTGTTGATTGTTAGGATTACTGAATGCTGTTTGTTGTTCAGGTTTTTTATCGCATATTTGCCAAATCTTCTTCAATAATTGATACCTTTCATCGTCAGGATTATCTGCAAGTTGAGCCATGCCCTTTAATGATTTCTTTCTAATATCGTCAACGAATGCCATAACATCCATTCCACTTTCTTGTGGTTCTTCGTGTTGTTCAGGTTCGTCTAACATTTCATCATCCATCATTTCAGTTTCTTGGTCTTTCATACCATCTTCATTGAAGTTAATTGCTTCATTGATAGTTTTAGGCATTTTTGAAGACATTTTCTTCATGCTGTTGATATTCTCGTTTATTGTAGTTTTCTTCATATCAATATTAATATTTTCATTTATAAATAGTGGTAATTTTAATTTTTATTGACTAACATATCAATATCTTATATATTTAATAAAAAATAGTGGGCACAGTATATTTGCTTGGTGATAGTGGTAAAGAAGGAATGTATAAAATTGGAGTTACCAAAGGTAAAGTTGAAAACAGGATAAAGAAACTTCAAACAGGTAACTCAGGTGAGATATATCTTATAAATAGTTATCAGACAAGTCACCCGTTTGTCATGGAAAAAATGCTGCATACTAAATATTTTGCGGATAGGCAATTGGGTGAATGGTTTGAATTACCACATGAAGAACTTGTTAATTTCACGGAAACTTGTGAAAAAATGCAAAAAAATATTGATGCTCTTAAAGAAAATTATTTTTTCAATAAAAAATATAACAAAAACAATATAGATTATGAGTGATAACGTATTTGATATACCTGAATCAATTAAAAGGCATTATAACCCACATTCATTTGAACATGAATTTTTAGGGTATCCTGCGCCAAAAGAGTATAATGAGTTTGAGAAAATTCAAATGAAACGTGCAATGTTTGGTGGAAAAAATTATACAAGATTAAAATCTTCATTGGTTATTTATGAATTTATGGATATTCCAACTGAACTATTTAAAGGCATCGAGTTTATATCAGAACGTAAAATTGCAATTACATTTTTTGAATCGCAAGAGTTTTGTGTTGAAAAATATTTTCAAACTAATTTCGATGTTATAACTGATAAAAATTTTGTTATTAAGTATTTAAATAATGAAGGATTTGCAATAAGAACGGATTCATATACTATTGAAAAGTTAGATGGCGTTCAAAAAGAGCCTTTAACAAATGAAGTTAAAGATATAACAGTAAAGATAATATTGGAGTGTAGTAAGCATGACATCTCAACCTGTAAAGAATAAAGTATCGGTTCCAAAGAAGAAAAAAAGAAAGCCGAAAGTAAAGCCAACGAAGAGAGAGGTTATAAGAAAGGCTGCTGAAAGGAGCAAAAAGAAGCATCAGGAATATGGAACCTCGAAGCTGGAAGAAAAATTTGCTAAAGAATTTCTTGATAAACTTGGAATAGAATATCAATATCAATATTTGGCAAGTGATATAAAAAGATATTATGACTTTTACCTTCCTAAACAAAGAATACTAATTGAAGTTGATGGTGACTTTTATCATGGATATGGAAAAGTTTATGAGGAAATGAACCCAATGCAGAAAAAAAATCATCGTGTAGATGAAATTAAAGACAGATGGGCCGCTTTACACTCAATACCGTTGCTTAGGATATGGGAGCATGATATAAGAACCAATCCGACAAAGGTTATGCAGACATTGCTTGATTGGATAATTGATAAAACACAGAAAATGATAATTGACGAAAATAAAAAGAAAAGACATTAAAAATATGGCAGATACAGTAGAATATACACAAGAAAAAGTTCTTAAACAGTTGAGAACTTCTTTTGAAATGTATGAAAACACAAAGAAGTCAACAGAAAAAAGGATGAGAGAGGCCATCAATAAAGATGGAACTAAGAAGTACACAAAGGAAGATATTGAAAAGGAATTGGATTTGATTACAGATTCACAGCAAGATATTATCAATGCATACATTCAAGCCGGCGGAAATCCTGAAGATTTAAAATCAAAATCACAACCAAAGAAAAAAGAAACTAATGCTATTGATAATTCAAATGTCATCAATATGATGAATAAGATGGAAGAGGATAGAAAGAAAAAACTTGATACAGCAATAAATGCAACATCAGAAAAACTTGAACAAGAGTATATTCCTCAAAAGGGTAATTATAATCCTGAGGCTGCATTTGATGTTATTCCGTTGCCATCAAAGGGTGAAGGATATAAGGATAAAATTTCAAAGGCTTCAGTCGCATATTTGACAGCATATGATGAAAACATGATTGTTTCACCAAACCTTTATCGTGATAATTTGATTCTTGATTATATTCTTCAAGAAAAACTTTTGAGCCAAGAAATTGACCCAATGGATTTGCTTGAGGGTGATAGAGAGGCTATCATTTTGTTCCTTAGAGCAAGTGGATATGGTAATGAATACCCAATTACAGCAACAGACGAACAAACAGGAAAAGAATTCGATACAATTGTTGATTTGTCAAAACTTAAATATAAGGAATTTGACCTAAAGGGTGATTCAAATGGATGGTTTGAGTTTAAACTTCCTGTTAGCGGTAAAGTTGTTAAGTTTAGATTCCCAACACATCGTGACACCGTTCTTTTGGAAAACATGAGTAAGGCTGAAGATTCAAAACTTAAAATGCATGCTATCAAAGATTATGTAAATACTCTTGATACATTTATTGAATCAGACAAGGAAGTGAGTAACGATGATAAAGTAAACATCCGTAAGGCAATAAGAACATTGGAAAAATGGGCCGATGGTATGGATGAAGAAGAAGCATTGAAATTTAATCATGTTTTAACAAATAGATTAAATTTACTTATCATGGCTGTTGATGGTATTACTGATAAAAATTACATTTCTGATTTCATTATGAAGATGAATGTAAGAGATTCTTCAGCGTTAAGAAAATATATGCAAAAGAATGAGCCTGGTATTGATTACAATATCACAGTTGAAAGACCTGAGAGTCTTGGAGGTGGCTCATTCACTACCTTTCTGCAACTTGACCAATTTCTATTTCTTAATCTCCCCGAATGAATATGCTAAAAATCTTCTTGATGAAGAATGGGGGTGTTTCAAGCATATAGGAATGTCATGGGATATGATTATGAGATTACCAATACAAGATAGACGTACACTAATCCATAAGCATAATCTTGAACAAGATGCAATAAGCAAAGAAATGGATGAAGGAAATGGTAGTAATGTTAGAACATATGAGGGCGAACAACTTAATGCTTTTGCAAAACTTGAACAATCAAATAATAATAACAAAAAGCGGTAATTATGCCGCTTTTTTTGTCTATATAAATTAAATATCACCTATTTATATTTGAAATATTATAAAATTGATTATTAAATGGCAAATAGATACGATTATAATGGATTCCAAAACGAAGTAGCCGACCAACTTGATAAAATTATTAATTTGATGGGTGGAGAAAATACGCCAAGTTCTGGTGGAAACAACCAATCAAATAATTCAGGGGGAGATGGCGGAGATAGTGGATTTGGTGGTGGCAGTTCTACAGGTGCTTCAGGTAAATGGGGAAAATTTGCAAATGGGGTTGGTAAGGCTTTTGCAGTTGTTAAAGGTATAAATGGTGCTCTTAACCAAACAGTAAATACGCTAAAGGGAATGTATGGTGAATTAAACCATATGTTAGAACCATGGGCAAAGGCAGATGAAGCAGCATCTAAATACGCTAAGACATTGGCTATGACAGAAGAAGGCATGAAGCGCCTTAGAAAAAACACAATAGACAATGTTGTAAATGGTAAAATTGGAATAAATTATAATATTTCAACAGATGAACTTTTAAAAGCCCAACAACAATATGTTCAAGGTGTTGGAAGAGGTTTAAGAATTGACAACGCACAACAGGAAAGTTTGGCTGCAATGACAGCAGTAATGGGTGATAAAAGTACTGAACTTGCTGTTGCATTTGAAAATTTTGGTGTTAGTTTAAATGGCACTGCCGACCATGCAGGCAAAATGTTTGCTGAAGCATCAAAGCACGGATTATCATTTGAAAAATACTCAGATAATGTTGCTAAAAACATTAGGATAGCACAAAACTATACATTTAAGAATGGGTTAAAGGGCCTTGAAAGCATGGCAAAGAAAGCAACAGCAATAAAACTTGACATGGCTCAAGTTGCATCTTTTGCTGATAAGGTAAGTACAATTGAAGGCTCAATTGATGTGGCATCAAAATTACAAGTTTTAGGTGGACAATTTGCTTCTATTGCTGACCCATTGGGAATGTTATCAGAGGGCCTTATGGATATGGAAGGCTTAACTGACAGAGTAATAAAGATGGTTGGTGGGCTTGGAAGATTCAATAAGCAAACTGGTGAAGTTGAAGTTTCTGCATTCAACAAGCAACGTATTAAAGCTGCTGCACAAGCAATGGGAATGGATTACTCTCAATTAATGGAGAGTGTTACAGCAAATGAAAAACGTGAAGAAATTACAAGACAAATTAATTCATCAGCAAATGCACGTGGGTTAAATAAAGACTTACAAGAATTAATTAAGAATTCAGCAACATTTGATAAAGAAGGAAGGGCTGGTATTTCTATAAATGGCCAATTTAAGACTCTTGATGAAATAGAGAATAAAGACTATAAGGATTTAATTAAAGAAACACAAGACCAAGCAGCTGATATTAAAGATATTGCAAGAACATTAAGAAGTCTTTATGATGTAGAAGAAGGTACTAAAAAGCAATATGAGGCAAATAAAGCACGACTTATTGAAAAAAGTGGAACTGGAGATACAGTAAAAGACATACATAAAGCAATTGGACGTAGTAATACGTTATTAACCATAATTGCATTAGGTAGTTTTGCAAAGAGTATTGGGAGCATGGCTCTTGGGCTAATGAGCATACCTATGCAAATTATTGATACTGTTCGTGGTATTAAAGGTATGTTTAGCCGTGGTGGTGGATTAACAGGGAGAGGTGTTAATGCGGCAAATAGTATGTCTAATGGTGGTAAAAGCTTGTTAACCAGTAGTGCTGAACAAGGTGGAAAAACTGCTGTTAAACGTGGTGGAAGTAAATACGGTGGAAGACTTGCAACAAGATTTGGTGAGTCTCAATTAGGACAGCAAGCAGGAAGATTTGGCGCAAGTTCAATAACAAGAGTTGACCAAATAGGGGCAAAATTAACAAGTAAAGGTTATACAAAATTAGGTGGTGCTGTTTCAAGACATGCTGAAAAACAGGCAATAAAGCATGGTATGTCTAGTGTTGCTAAACAAGGAGGAAAGAGAATTGCAGCAAAAACAGCAGCAAAGATAGGTACAAAGATGGCAGCAGGTGTTGCTAAAGGTGGTGTTGCAGGTATCGTTGGTGCAGCAGGTAATATAGCAACTGACATGTTAGTTGATAGCGGTAAAATCAAAAAAGGTGGAACCGCACATACAGCAATGAAAATAGGCTCAACTGCATTAGAAGGTGCTGCACTTGGTGCTATGATTGGTAGTGCATTCCCAGGAATTGGTACTGCTATTGGTACAGCAGTTGGTGCTGTTGGAGGTGCTGTTGTTGGGGCTGTTAAAATGGCAAAAGTAAAACGTGAAATGCGTGTTGATGAAAAACTTGAAAGAATGGGTATCCAAAGAAAAGGTGATTATGGTGCTCGTTCATATAAACTCATCAACAAGGCATTGGATAGCGGTGAAATCTCAGACAGAATGAGAAGAAAACTCGAAAAGAAAGGTGATTGGGATATTTTGGCCGCTATTGACAAGAAAAAGGAAGAAAAAGAAAAGAATGGAACCAATATTGCAAAGGGTACATTCACAGTTAAAAATGCATACTTTAATGGTGAATTTGGTGGAAGTGGTGGATTTTCAGGTCTTGATTTCTTAAATCCATTAAAGATGACTCAAAAAACAATGGAATTGACTGGTTCTTTAATTAAAGGAAGTGCAGAAAAAATCGGTAAAATTACAGGAATTCCAGAAATTGGAAGAGCAGTTAATGTTGCTGAAAGGGCAAATCCACTTGGAGGAACAAATAATCACGGAAGAGGCGCATATGATATTAATATAAGTGGAACTATAACATTGGTTGGCGGAAATGGACAGGAAGTTGACATAACTGATGGATTGCTTTCAGACCAAAACTTTGTAAGACAATTAACTGATAAGATTATAGAGCAAACAGGATATAACAACTATGGCACAAGAAGAGCCGATGTTAACTCAATGGGTAGAATGTAAAAATAAAATCAGATATAAAAATTAAAATGGGAAAATTAGTACAAGATGCACAATCATTAAGCATTGATAAAGGTGTTAGTATATATACAGTTACACATTTTGATATTAATGGTTTTGACCTAAGAAGTTCAAATTTGGCAAACAACTTTGAAGGAGGTAATGTTCTTAGGGTTGATAAATCGAATATCAAGACAACAAATGCTTATGTATATTCTGAAGATGGTAAACTTGAAAAACCAATAATTTATTCTGATTTTATTGGTAGATTATATCATCAAAATGATAATGTTGAAACATCAAATCTAAATTTTATTACTGAGACAGGATTTACAAAATTTGAATCAACAATTAGAGAAACCAATATTAGAGATGATGTAAACGATTTTTACAGAAGCATAGTTCCTGTTGATTATGACAGTTATATTTTTGGTGAATATAATCCACATAAAATACCTGAAACATCAAATTTTGGTGACGAATATTCAATTAATGGATATGTATTGCATTCAAACCATGGATTTATAAAAGATAGTAATGGTGGGTATGCAAATGAACTTATGTACTATACAAGAAATGTTAGCGAATGGACAGGTAATGATGGGCTAAGTTCAGAAAACAGGTACGATTACATGGGCCTTGTTCCATCAAATTTAATGGAAACACAAGGTGAGGCTGATATAATAACAAATCATAGGGATAGAAATTACACAAAAGAAATACTTAAAGATATTGTAGAAATTGCTGAATACGAAAGAGATAAGTATAGAATGCGTAATTTGAGATATGATTTTGACTATTTTGCTGAGCATAGGAAATTTCAAGAATTAAGTGATGGCCTTGGAAATAGAAACTATGGTGACTTGGAAAGGCTAATGGATGCTTCATATTCAATGTCAACACTTGGAAAATTTGGAATATATGCAAATTCTGAAGATTTCAGAACTGCTAATTTAGAAGCAAATGCAAATTATTCATACAAAAACACATATGCAATTGGGCCTGAAAGCGAAAATGAAGGTGAACTTGAATATTTCAGCGTAAATGAGAAAATTAGTGATTTTATTAGTGTAGTTACAAAGGGTAATGGAGGCTCAACTATTGACCGTTATTATAGAGAACATGACGAAGGCGGTTCACCAACAATAAATGTTGATGAAAAATATGTTAAATCATTCATACCAAGTGTTGGGGAATCTGCAAGCGGATATTCAAAGTTAATACAAAGAACAAATAGTTTATTCTATAATCAAAAAATAGGTTCATTAATCAATAGGTTCCACACATCTAATGTTGATTTGGATAATGAATTAATTACTTCAAAATCAAGTTTTGGATTGTCAAGGGGTAGGAATCTTTTAATTAAGAATGCAGAAAGGAATGCTGATAGCAGTACAGGATATGAAAATCCTTATTGCCGTGTTTGGACTGCACATCATCAATATGGAAAATTAAACACATTAATACGTCCATTTAAGACAAAAAGTAGTCTTTCTGATACACAGGACATGTATAAAGAAACTAATTTAAGACCTAATAACGGTGCTGTAACATTAGGGAATAATAGTGTTCTTATGGACAATGGATTTGTCAGAATCACGCCTATGCATGGAAAGACAAAAACTAATGAGGATATTAAAAATGATGTTAAAAAATGCATGTTTTCTATTGAAAACTTAGCATGGAGAGATGTTCGTATTGAAAATGAATTATCAAATGAGCAGCAAGGACCAAATGGCGGCAGAATAATGTGGTTTCCACCGTATAATTTAAAGTTTACTGAAAATGTTAACGTTGATTGGAACGCAAACAAGTTTATTGGGCGTGGAGAACAAATTTATACATACACTAACACCGATAGAAGCGGTACACTTAGTTTTACATTGTTAATAGACCATCCATCAATAATAAACAAGTGGAGAGGTAGAAACGAAGAGGTTGATAATCCTGATGAACGTGAAAATGAAATACTTAGATTTTTTGCGGGATGTGAACCATTAGAAGGTACTTGTGGTAACGGAATAGATACGCCAAATGAAAATCCAAATCCGGACAAAACACCAAATAACCCAACTTATCAAGGAAGAACTAAAAAAGTTGCTTTGGTTTTATTTTTCCCAAATAATTTTTCTGGTTTTGATTATGAAACTGATGTTGCAATTAATAGTTTAAAAACTTATGAAAAGGGTACTTCAGGGACCGAATGGGTAAATGAAGAGGATAGCGACATTCCAAACCAAGTTTATGAGAATCATAATAAGTCATTGTTTAATTTGAATTATGCACCATCAAATGATGTAAAATCACAAATTAAGAAAACATTATTTAACAATGATGAAACTGTTGATATATATAGTTTCTTTGATGCAACGAATGGGTATGACCATTTGAATGAAGTTATCCAAAATACAGAATCATCAGGTGGAACTATTTTTGGCGAAATTGGAACAAACATTAAAATAGATGTTATTGAGGCAAAAGGATTTGCTTCTTCACATGGATTTGCCAATAACAATGTTAAACTTGGTAATAGGCGTAGAGATTTAATTAAAAAAGCAACAAACGAAAACTGTAGTAATATAACTTTACAACAATTTAATGATTTACCGCCAAAAGAAATACCAATGAATGATGTTGGCACTGAAAATAGAGATATTAATAGTCTTGAAGCAAAAATAGCACGTTGCTCTTATGTGTTGTTTAGGATAAAATGGGATGAAGAAACAACAACAAACAGTGAGCCAAGCGAAAGAGGCACACGTATTATTTCTGAACAAAATTTTGATAATGTTCAGAGTGATAATAGTGGTACGTCAGCTAATATGACAGAAGCGGTTCTTACAACAACGCAAACAGATGAATATTCATGCGGCAATGAGTATCTTTATTTCGCTGAACTTGCTGACACAAAAGATGTTGCTTATGAAAAAATCATAGAAAAAATAAGATATTTTAATCCTGCATTTCATTCAATAACTCCTGAAGGGTTTAACTCAAGGCTTACATTCTTACAACAATGTACAAGACAGGGGCCAACTTTAGATTTATCATCAGGAGCGCATGATGCTACAAGCCCAAATTATGTTAAATATGCAGGAAACTTGTCATTCGGTAGAGCACCTTATTGTATATTAAGAATTGGTGACTTCTTCCATACGAAGATTTGTATTACTTCAATGAGTATAGACTACGCAAACGACAGCAGTATCCAATGGGATTTAAATCCTGAAGGTGCAGGTGTTCAGCCAATGTTTGCAAATATAAACATAAACTTCAATTTTATTGGAGGTCAAGATATTACAGGTCCTGTTGAAAGACTTCAAAATGCTGTTTCATCAAATTATTATGCAAATGCATCTATATACGATAAAAAAGCAAATAAAAACTATTCGCCAGGCCTTAAAAGATAAAATTTATTGATTTAATAATTGTAATTGGTATTATTATATATGGAAGCATTTGATAGATATTCACAATTTAAAAACGGCGACAAAATAGATATTGTATCTTTTGGAGAATTACCTGAGAAAGATACCGATAAATTTATTACATATGAAAAGGGTAAGACAAGATTGGACCTTGTTTCATATCAATATTATGGAAGTTCAAGTTATGCATGGCTTATAATGCAAGCAAATGCAAAATATGGCTCATTGGAGTTCAGAATACCTGACGGTGTTGAACTTAGAATACCATATCCATTGAATGTGTCATTATCTGATTATCAAAAATCAATAGATAAAAATAAGAAATATTACGGTTAATAAATGGCTGAAAACAACGAAGAAAAAAATTTAGGTAGGTTAAGATATTTTGAACCAACAACATTGACATTCAACAACACGCCTACTTCAGATGCTATAGTTTTTCCTTATGATGACTATAACATTGCTGTTGATTTGACTGTGTTTACTAATGATAGATATTCTTGTGGTTTTGCGAATGAAACAAATGAGCAAAAAGTTCTTCATTTTGCAACAACAGCAGGTACGTTATCTTTTTTAGGCGGTACTGATAATTTCTTAACAACTAATTTTACCGATATACAAAATGTTGACCCAAGGAACAACACTCAAGAATGCCTTGGCATAGAATCAATAAACATATCATATGATTCTTGGTTACACCCAACCGTTGTTGTTAAGTTTGTTGATGTTAGGGGTGCTACTGTTATGCAACCATCAGAACAAGAATACTACAACGAAGGGAATCGTGGAGAAGTATATCATTTATATAAATCATTGTTCACAATGCCATATCCTTTGTTTATATTGAAAGTAAAAGGATTTTATGGGAAGGGTGTTACGTATAGACTTGCTGTAAATAAAACAGATATTGATTTTGATTCAAAGAATGGTAACTTTGTTTTAACCGTTAACTTCATAGGTCATATGTATGGGCTTTTTGCTGATGTACCAATGACATGCCTTGCCATTGCCCCATATACCGAAGAGGGTGATAAGTATTGGAAAGAAAAAATTGCAAGTAATGAATTTTGCTTTTATAGGTATGATGATAATGGAAATGAGGTTATGCAGTCACCAATGCTTAAATTTCCTGAATTGGCTAAGAAAATAGCTGAAGTTGAATGCGCACAAAGCATTGCAAATGCACAATCAGAAACCCATGAAATGATGCAAGATATTGATGAAGATATTGAAGCATTAACACATATCATCAATTGTTATAATGATTTGTTTGTTAATGATAACGTTAAATATTTTTCATATTTTGAGGAGGATACAGAAAACCCAAAATATTCATACATGTTTATATGTGGTGTTGAAAACACAATAGCATCTCATGACAGTGGAATTGGCGATAAATTAACTGCGTTTTCAGAGGCATTAAGTGCTTATGATGACAAGTTTTCTGGTGGACAAGAAAAAATTAAAGGGTATTTTGGTGCTATTGATACTTGGGTTAATGATAGTGAGCATTATTATGTATTTACAAAAGACAAAAGTGGATGGAAATACAATGGACATACATGGTCATGGTATGAATCAAAGGATGAACACGGACATGCCGTTGTTGCACAGGCATTACAAGATGATGGAAGACATCAAGAATTTAGTGAACCTTTGATGAAATTTTTGAGTGATTGTATTGAAAAGAAATCATATGAAAATATGACAACTTTTAAATTATATGTTCATTATAGAGGAAGTAGTAAATATAGCACAGGAATAAGGTATCTTACTGATAGAAAAAATGCCTTAGAAAAGAGAAAAGTAAAATACAACGAAGACTATAAAAAAGAACATGATTCTTTGGTTGAGCAAGCACTTGGTTTTAGGCCATCAATAAAAAATATTTTTGATTTGGCATTTGCTCATCTTGAAACCTTTATGCATGTTTATTTTAAACATCTTGAAGTCATAAAAGACCAATTAGAAAAGGATAGAACAAAAAGAGAAAAAACAACATATGGTATAGGTGACGGTGATACTGACACAGAAACGCCAAAAGAAGGTGCTGAAGGTATAAAACTAAGGGGTAATTATTTACCGCCATTTGCAACATTTTATGAAGATTGTAAAGATGAAGAAAACAACTCAATAACAAGAAAAAAGGAAATATGGCCAGGAAAAGAAGGTGCTTTGGTAGGAAATCCTGAAGAAAATTTAGAAGAAATAAAATTTGTATATGAGTTGTTAAATGGGTCAAAATTATATTTTGAAGAATCACAAGAGGCAAATCGTATAATAGAGGGATATAGAGCAAGTGGAACAACTGTAAATGCAGTACAATCTGGTCCTGCAACAAGTGTTGAAAACTTTATACCAATAACAGTTTATGATATTGCAAATAATGGTAGTTTTCCAAACCCATATGCTAGCGTTGCTAAAAAAATACAGAACAATGCAAGTATTGATGAAATAATTGGTGACATATATGCAATATTTTCTCTTAGAATGTTTTATTATATGGTATCATCAACAGATTCATCTGATAGTTCTGAGGCTGGTGATTTTGGACGTGTTGAAGCAATTAATTTTTATAAGGCTGTTGGTATAACTCACTCAAGAACCTTTGTTGATTTTATTAAAAAGTTTGCTGATGATGCTAATGTTGGCGATGAAAAGACTGATTTTATAAAACAGATAACAACATCAGCTAAAAACCCTATAAGAAGTTCTTGGCAAATAGATGGGTCACAAAGTACAAACTCAAATTTGTTTGCTCATTGTTCAAGACCAGAAAGAAGAGATACAAGTAAGTATTGGGGTGGATTCATTGGCGTATTAGCAACTGGCGGAATGCCATTTTCAAATAACATTGGTGCTTGGATTGGAAAAGAAATTGATAGAGGTGTTGACTACTTAGAATATAAGTATGCTCAAGAAGATGATAATACACATTTCAAGTATTATCCTCTTTGCTTCAATGGAACAAATGAACTAAAACATGATTTTTCAAACGGCAATCTACAATCAACAAATAGATACATATCAACAATAAATCATGGTTCTTATTATGGTGGAGAGGGTAGTTTACAAATCGGGAAACCACTTCCTGGTGGTACATTTGTTTTGTATGAAACAAGAGATTATGTAAACACATTAATGAACAATATAGGTGCTGAACTTACTCGTGAAAAGAGTGAAACAGAAGATGAAGATGCAAAAGGATTGTTTGATATAGACTTCGATGTTAAACGTGGGTCAAAGACATTTAGACGTATAACTGATGAAGTGAATGGAAATTGTAATCGTACAACAATTGGTAGCTATTTTGTTTACATAGATGGGGAAAATAGTGGTAATACATTATCAGACTCTGAAATAGAAGAATTGATAAGAAACGGTGGCAATGAGGATTTAGAAAATATAGCAGTAAGAAGAATGGAAACCATACGTGCTGAACATAAGTATTTTGATGATAATGGAATTTATAGCAATTTTGGACTATTTGATACTGATATATATAATCTTCAAACAAGTATATATGCAAAGGCTTATTTGTTCTTATTAACAATACCATTAGTTTTTCCCGATTGTGGACTTGTAAACAAAACAAATACAGTAATACAAAAAGTATCTTTGCTTAAAGAAGGTGCTTTTTATTGGTGGATGTATAATAGGGACGTTGATTTTGTTTCAGGAGGAACAGTTCCTGAGTATCTTGTTCGTATTGACAAAAACAAAAATGAAATAAATAAGGAAATGCATGTAAGCGCATTTAGTCTTCCTAAATGTGATGAGACGTTTTACTTACAAGACTCTTCTTCTTTTATATACTATACATCAGGTAGTACATTTGGATATAGACAAATACCAAGTGCTTTTGTTGGAATGAGTGACAACATATCTGATTCAAGAAAGGTATATTTGAAAAAATATTTTGAACATTGGGCAGAAACTGAGTTTTCAGAAAATCTTGATGTTCTTGAAGATTTGAATTTACGTTTACCAAGACAAGATGGCAGTCTTGTATATGGTGAGCCATTGAATCTTAATTTTGTTAAGATGAGTGTTGGCCTTGAGTCTGATTCAAATAATGTATATAATGCAAAAAAACTTCAAAGATTTTTAAAGAAACTTCTTTTAAGTGTATGTACCGTGTTTGATTATTATGGCGGTTTCTATGGACAGGATATGGTTGTTGAGGTTGCTGATTTTAAAAACGGATTCAGAAACTTCATGGACCAATTGAATAGGGTATATGGTAAAATAGCAGTCGCAAGTAATGATGAAATCGGAAAGGCATTCACGGAAATGGAAATGAACGAAGACCCGTTTAAGAGTGAAGATTTAAGGCTTAGTACGTATATGACGCTTAAATCACTATATAATAAATGGATTTGTGGTGCTACAAAGGGAGAAAACACATGGAAAATAGCACGTTCTACTAGGAGTTCAAGGTCTTCTGATTTTAGTTATGGTGGAAATGTTGGAAATAAGACAATATATGATGGTGATTCAGGATTGTATGAACTTGATAATTTCATATACATGGATAGTTTATACCGTGATATTGGATATAATTTAAGGGTTAATTTAACAAAAGTTGCAGACTGGATTACAACAAGCATTCCTTCAGCAGCAATAAATGAGCATGAGGGCACTATGAATTATAATTCAAGGTCATTGTATGAATTTTTAACAGAAGTTGCTCAAGATTGCGGTGGTATGCTTATAGCTATACCACAAAGGTTTATGTTTAACAACACAGAAGATATAAAAACTATTTTTACGCCAATACCATCATGTCAAAAATGGGATGACAACTCATATACATATATGTTTCTTTATACATATAAACCATCCGAACATCTTGGTGATTCTTCAACAAGCAATATTGATATGAATGGATGGTCCCCTGATGGTGATGGGTTTAGTTTTACTGATGATGAGATTGTTGGAGCGTTATTTGATAATAACGATTTTGGATATGGTGTTCCTGCATTTGGCGTAACTTTTGGTAAGGGTAATCAATCATATTTTAAGGATATAAAGTTATCAACAGGACAATACGGTGTAACAGAAGCAGGATTAAATGCAACATTCCAAATTGCGGCAAAAGGTTCTGAAACTGTAAGACAAACTACATTATATGGTCAAGACATTTATAAGGTATATGCAAACAATGCATATGAGTGTACTGTTGAAATGATGGGTGATATGCAAATATTCCCACCTATGTATTTCCAATTGAACAATGTTCCTTTGTGGAAAGGCGCTTACATGATTAAAAAGGTAACTCATGTAATAACACCTGGTGATGCAACGACAACGATAGTTGGGGTTAGACAAAATAGAAATTTGATACCGTTTACTGATGGTGATATTGTAAGTCTTGTTAGCGATAAGCCGGCAGAAGCACCAACTGATACACCTGTGCTTGGTGCTAATGTTGAAGCAAATTCTATAGCAGGAACTGGAAGTGTTAATCAAAATCCTAATCCAAACTTTAATGCGGGTGCTGATGAAAGTGATATTGACCCAAGCAACATAACAAGAGAAAAGCCTTTGATTTGTATAACACCTGCTCATGGGCCAAATACTGAAAAATCAAAAGAATGGGCATGGAGTACAAATTTAATTGATAATTATATAATTCCAAGACTTAGAACAAAAACATTTAAAGACGGTACAAGTTATAATAAAAACGTACATAGATGCAATAAAGGAGGAGCACACACAACCGCAAAGGGCTATTCTATGGTTGAAACTAGAAATTTGGTAACAAAATATGGCTCTGATAATGTTATATCAGTTGTTCCGCATTGGAATGGGTGTGGTGGAAATAGATTATGTGTATTTTATGGACGTGCAACTGGTTGTACAACGTATCAAGTAAAAAACAAAGATGGCAGTCTTAAATTCGATAGAAATGGTAATCCTGTAATGTGGTATAAGACTGATTGTACTACGCATGAATATAAGAGGGAAGATTCCAGAAGATTTGCTGCATTTTTAAGGGCAGCAGGTGAGGAATTGTTACAAAAAGTTAGAAATGGCCAAATAAGAACAGCGCCTGATGGGATGCTTAGTAAAGTTACATATGAAAGTGATGGATTATTCAATTATATGTTAACTCCAAATTGTACAGATGGTGCTGTACAACAAAATTGTGCATGTATTCTTACCGAAAACTTCTTTGCTGATTATACAGTTAATAATGTATCATGGAGCAATGATAGTACATATAAAACAACTGATGCAAACGGAAAATATCAAACAGGTAGAGGATGGCTTGAAAGTGAAGAAGGATTGGCTGCAATTGCTGATATGCACGTTAATGCAATAGTTAATTACATTAATTCTATAGGAACTGAATCTACTGCACAAAACAATGTTGGCTCGGTTAATGGATATAATATTGATGCCGCTTGCGAATGGATTCAATCACATTCATATTCAGCAACAACACATGCTTGTGCAGCATATGTTAGGTCTGCAATAGATGTTGGGTTTAATACAAGTCCTAATGGTAGTAATAGTTATACTGGTAATCACGGAAGACCCGATTGGGCTTATAAATATTCAACATTCCTTCCAACAATCGGGTTTACAAAGATTACAACAATACCAAGTTCACAAGCAGGTGGATATGTTCCACAAAAAGGTGATATTGCTGTTTATAAAAAAGGAACTGACAGTGATTATCCTGGTCATATTTGCATGTACACAGGAACAAGATGGTGTTCTGACTTTAAGCAAAATGGGATGTATGTGTATGGTGCATTAAACACACCTGAAATTGATATATTTAGAATGCAAGGAACTGCATAAGAATAAGGTCGTGATTTAATCACGGCCTTTTTTTATGAAATAATTTTTTGTATAATAAATAAAAAACTTTTTCAATGAGAAAAATTGCCAATATTTTAACTAAAAATTTGTTTAATGATAAAATTTTTTACAATGTAGTTGACAACAAAAATGACTTAATAGATGGTATCCCTGTGTTATGTGTCGGTGTTGAATTGACAAAGAAAAATTATCCGAACTTTAAGATTTTGGACATGTCAATTGATGATAACACTTATTGGACCTATGGACCACGTGAAAAAAGAAACATATATGAATCAAGGCTTAAAATTTTCATACAGAATGCTATTGAAATTTTCAAGTCGAAAATACAATATAAGTATGTTAATGTTGTTATAAATGGTACATTATCACCTGATTTTCAATTAGTTAATAACATTATTTTCCGTGGAGGGAAAAAGATAGTTTCGTTTCTTTTTAATGGTATTGTTTATGTTTATGATAACGATAAAACAGTTTACGGAATTTCGTTAAGGGAACTTAATTATATTGGTGAAAATGTAAAAATGTTCTTGAGTAATGTATATGGTAATACAACAGTAATCACAAACAAAGATTCTATTCCGTTGGATGTCAGGATTCTTTTTAATGGGTATGATTATTTGATACCTTGTTTATTTTCAAATGATAACGAGTGTAATAACTCGTAGTTTTTCTCTTTTGAAACTATTTATGTTAAAATAGTGAATTATGTCTTCAATAAAAATTATAGTAAAGAAATGTGGAAAGCCGACACACAAAAAGGTTTACAGTAATTCAAATTCAGAACCAAATGTGTCAGTTGAACCAATTGTTGAGGAAGAAAAAGTAGTAAACGAGGAAAATTTTGAAGGCGAAAAGCCTGTAAAAAATAATAGTAGAAAAAATAAGAAAGCCATGATGACAGAAGAACAAATTGCATCAGCTGAAAACGTAGCAAGCGTTTTGAATGATACAAAAGTTATAAAGAAAGACAAGGGTTTAATTGAAAGAACCGAATCATCAAAAATAATATTGACAGAAGACAATAGGCAATTACTCAATGACTAAGACTAATATAAACGAAATAAGAAGTAATTTCAGGCATTTGGTTGAGTATGTAACACCAGCCGGAATGGTTGAAGATGAAAACGACCCAAATGCAATGGGTGCTGACCCAATGGATGGCGGCGACCCTAACGCAATGGGTGCTGACCCAATGGCCGGTGGCGACCCTAACGCAATGGGTGCTGACCCAATGGCCGGTGCTGACCCTAATGGTGGTGCTCAACCGCCACAAGGTTTTGGACCACAAGGTGTTGACCAAAACGCTGCTATGGATGGTATGGGAGGCGACCCTAACGCAATGGGTGCTGACCCTAACGCAGCAGGTGGAGAAGGTGTTCCTGGTCCTGAAGATGATGTTGTTGAAATTGATGATTTAACAGATGCTCAAGAAGACACTGAACATAAAGTTGATGCTTTAGCATCAAAGTTTGAAAGACTTATGTCATCAATTGATAGCATAGAACAAAGAATTAACGATATTGATGCACACACAAATCAATATCTTGGTAGTCTTAAAGGCGAAATGGAAAAGAGAAATCCAACCCCTATGCAAAGATTAACAATGCGTTCAACTAAATCATCTCCATATAGCATGACACCTAACGAGTACATGAATAATTATGCTCCTGAAAACTATAGTGATGATTCAGACAACAACGGTGCTGATGACCCACAATATAAAATAACAAAAGGAGATATAGACGATTTTGTTGACTATAATTCTATTGCAAAGGATATAGCCAATAACAAAGTTGGATTAAAAGATATATTTGGATATTAATGATTATTGGGCTGCTTTTTGCGGCCCAATAATTGTTTTTTACGCATATTTTTTGTATATTATATAAGAAATACTTTTATTTATTAACACTTTTAAAATAATAATTTTATGAAAAAATTTACTTAATTTTATGGGTAACTTAATTGAATTACCAAACATTAGTTTAGATTCAGTTGTAAACGAAAAGACTGAAGAACAAAAACCAAAGAAAGAAGGTTTTGATGTAAAAAACTACCTAAATGTAAGACTCTCAGAAGGAGAAGACCAAAAAACACTTACAATAAGGTTATTACCGATGGACTTGGAAACAGGTAGTCCGTTTGCGAAAATACACATTCACAACGTGAAAGTCCCTCAAGAAATGGTAAAACCAGGCGAAAAGCCATATAAATCCTACATTTGCTTAAATAAGACGGAAGGAATTGACCATGAGAAATATGGCAATAAATGTCCATTTTGTGAAATGAACTATACCGCTTATTTGGAATCAACAAAAGAAACAGACCCTGCTAAGAAAAAAGCGTTACAAGAAGCATCTCTTGCATTCAAGAGCCAAGAGGCTGTTATTGTGAGATGTATTGAACGTGGAAAGGAAAGCGATGGCGTTAAATTCTGGAAGTTTAACATCAGAGCAAAGGACAAAACTGACCCGTACAACCAAATTCTTAATTTGGCCAAGTTAAGAGAAGAAGAGGCTAAGAAGAAAGGCAAAGAAAACAATATTCTTGACATTTATAGTGGCCGTGATTTGAATGTAACAATCACATCAGCAGAAAAATCAGCACCAAGCATTATTGATGATGGTGATAGAAGCCCATTGTCAGAAGATGAGGAACAAATGAAGAAATGGATATTTGACAACAAGAAATGGCAAGAAGTTTTTACATGCAAGCCATATGAATATCTTAATTTAGTTTCACAAATGAGAGTTCCTTGGTATGATAAATCAAAGGGAATGTGGGTTGACAAGGAAGAATACGAAAAAGAACATGGCGCTAACACAACTAAAATTAATGAGGAAATAAAAGACGCTGAACAAAAAGTTAAAGAAAGCGAAAACAATAATAAGTCATTTGCCAATTCATTGGAAATAAATGACGATGATTTACCTTATTAATATATGTGTTGTCATGGTAAGATAAAATTTAATTACGGTGCTATGGGTAGTGGTAAGAGTTTACATCTTATTGCCACAGCACATAATTTCAAAGTACATTCAATACCTTTTATTGTCCTTAAAAGTAAAATAGATGATAGGGATGGTAAAGATGTTATACATTCACGTGCAATAGGTGATATTGAGTGTGTTAGTATTTCCACTGACGATAATCTTTATGAAATGATTTCAAAATACCTTAATGCTGATTTGTTCTACGGAGCAAATGGCCTTAAATGGATTTTGATTGATGAATGTCAATTCTTGACTGAAAAGCAAGTTGATGAATTGGGTGCAATTGCAGACAATTTCGGAATCAATGTTTTATGCTACGGATTAAGAACCGACTTCAGGACACAATTGTTTCCTGGTTCAAAACGATTATTTGAAATAGCTGACAGTTTTGAAGAAATCAAATCAAGCTGTTATTGTAATAGTAAAACTATATTTAATGCAAGAATAAATAAGGATGGCGAAGTTGTCACCGATGGAGAACAAATTGAAGTTGGAGGTGATGATAGATACGTGTCTTTGTGTAGAAGATGTTATTTTGAAAAGACACATAATCCTTTATATGAAAACACAGATTTATAATGGCACAACCACAGAAAAAAGCACCTATTAAAAAGAAGAACACGATTTCAGATTTGAAAGCAAAGATGGGATTTGGCGTTAGTGTTGAAAAGGGTGAAATTCAAAATGCAAGTAATGCAGACAAACCAATTGATTGGATTTTAATGCCTGAGGCATTCCAAGACGCAATAAAATTACCAGGATTTCCACAGGGATATGTCACAACAATTTGTGGACACCCAAATACGGGTAAATCAACATTGGTAAACCATGCAATTGTATCAGCACAAAGGCAAGGAATCGTTCCTGTTATTTATGATACTGAGAACAACTTTGATTTCCAATATGCTATAGATATGGGTATGGATGCAACACCTGTTTATGGTGATGTTAATGTTGAAGTAGTTGACCCTGAAACTGGTGACATTTCAATTGTTAAAGAAAATAGAATTATTGAATATGATGGACCGTTTGTATATTTCAATAATGCTATATTAATGGAAAGATATGGCGATATTGATTATTCAACAGGTAAGCGTGGCGGTAAAAAGAGAAATTCTGCTGTTATTGAAGACATTGTTTATTCAATAAATGAATTCCTTGAGGCCCAATCTAATGGTGATATTGACCAAGGATTCTTGTTCTTATGGGATTCAGTTGGTAGTATTGGCGGCTTGAAGTCTTATAACAGTAAAGTCGGTAACAATATGTTCGATGCAGGTACTATTTCTGCCGCATTCCAAGATATTATGGATAATAAAATTCCATCATCAAGAAAAGTTTCTGCAAAATATACCAATACAATGGTTATGATTAACAAAATTTGGCTTGATGGTACTACTAATCCTGTTGCTCCACCGAGCATGGAAATGAAGGGTGGTAAATCAATTACTTATCGTTCAAGACTTATTATTCTTCTTGGCGGACAATTAAAATCATCAGTTAAGAGATTGTCTGCTGTTTCAAAGGGCCTTACTTATAATTATGGTACACAAACCAAGATTAAGGTTCTTAAAAACCAATTACCAAGCCCATTCAATGTAACATATGAGGGTGAGTTTATTTGTACTGATACCGGAATTATCGGAACTGATAAAGATTCTCAAGAAGAATACAAGAAGAGAAGAATTCCTGAAATTCTGAAAAAATTAAGTGAAATTGCTAAAAATAACGGAAAAGACATGCAATTTAGTGCAGAAGATGTTGATTTCGAGGAAAGTGATACAGAACAAATAGAATAATATGGAAGTATTAACGAAGATTGCCAATAAATATGGCACAGATAAAGGTACTGAATTTAGGGAAAAACACGCCTATACTGAGTTCTATCAAAGATATTTTGAAAAATACCAAAAAAGGCATGTTAGAATACTTGAAATCGGTGTTGAAGCCGGTGGAAGCCTAAGAATGTATGATGACTTTTTCCATGGCGACTGTGAAATACATGCAATTGATATTGCTGAGTACACAAAAACATTTGAAAATTACAATACACATATACATATTGCTGACCAAGATTCATATGTTGACATTAACAAGTTCAAGAGTGAAATGGTTAATAATGGTATGAAGTTTGATATTATAATTGATGATGGCTCACATAAGGAAAAACATCAAATAACTAATTTATATTGGCTAAACGAACTTCTTTCAGAAGATGGAATCTATATTATTGAAGATTTACATCATCATGCGAATGATACTAATCTATCAACAAACCCAATTGGATTGTTATGTTTTAATAAACATTCAGATTATTTAACTGAATTGGAAAACAAAGAATTAATTGATAAAATCAAGACTGTTGAAATTTTGATTAATGATGATAGTGAATGTGAATGGCATGGTTCAGGTAGCATCACAAGTATTATTCAATTTAAGAAGTAATGTACTATTTATGATATAAATAATATCATATGAGTTGTATGACTACATATTACTAAATAACGATAAAGCACTGCTAGTGAATAGTAGTGCTTTTTTCTTATTTAAATTAATAATTCTAAAAAATTGTTTTTATGGCTAAGAAAAAGAGACTTGTGGAATCATTGGATGAAGATGAACTTGAGTACATCAAAACCAAAATGAATCCTGAAAAGGAGGAGGCCAAAGTAAATCCTTCAAAGTTGTTAAACTTTAAATTAAAACTTAAATGTAAAAATCAAAAACAAAAAGAATTACATAATTTAATAAAGGAAAAAGAAATCGTTTTTTGCCAAGGTTCCGCAGGGACGGGAAAATCATACATAGCAGCTGAAACAGCCTTGGATTTACTTAAAAACGGGCCTTATAGACGAATTATAATTTGTTGTCCTAATGTTGAATCATCATCAATGCCTCTTGGATTACTTCCTGGCTCTGTTGATGAAAAATTGCAGCCGTTTTTCGATGCAATTGAATTCACGATTGAAAAAATATTGGATGATAGTGGTAATTTTAACAGCAAAGACATTATTGTTAATTTATTGAAGAACGACATGGTTGTTGAAGAGGCTGCTTCATTTTTGAGAGGTAAAACATTTGATGACAGTATTATAATCATTGACGAATCAGAAAATTTCAACAAGCAAGAAATGCTTTTAATACTTACAAGAATCGGTAGGAACAGTAAAATGGTGTTTCTTGGTGATAATATGCAAATAGATAGAAAGGACATTAAGAAATCAGGTGATAAATGTGGGCTTGATTATGCTTTTGACGTTCTAAAAGACATTGAAGGCGTTGGATTTTTGGAATTTACAGAGGAAGATATTGTGAGAAACCCAATAATCACTGAGATTTTGAAGAAATGGAACAATATACCACAAAATCCTCAGTAGGATTTGTTGTTTTTTCGTATCTAAATTTGTATATTATATAAAAAGTAAGTTAATGGGACAGCCCGTAAGACAAAATATAAAAGAATTACATCCTGAACTATCTGCAAAACCGTTTTTTACATTGATAATTGACGGTAATAACCTTTTGCGCCAATGTATGGCTGACACAAAGATTAATGCAGATGGCATTCACTATGGGGGTATATTCCAATTTTTCTTACAAATCAAGTTAATGCTTAGGGATTATCAATATTCATACGTTTATGTTGTTTTTGATGACTCAGAGTCTGGAATTTTGAGGTATCAATTATATAATGAGTATAAAGCGAATAGGGATAAGAATTACGCAAAGCATGTTATTGATGGTGAAGAAGAAAGTGACTATTGGAAACGCTTAAACATGACAATTAAGTGCATGGAAAAGGCAATTTACAATAAAAATAAGAAAAAAGAGCGTGAAGAATCACTTTCTGACGAAGAAAAGGCCCTAAAGGAAGAAAGAAAGAAGAAAAAAGAACTTGTTGATGAAAATTTCGAGAGAGAACGCAACATTATCATGCAGTATTGTGAAGAAATGTTCATTAGGGTCCTTTTTGACAATAAAACTGAGGGTGATGACTTCATTGCCTACTACACATTACATAAAAAGCCTGAAGAAAGGATTGTTATAGTCAGTTCTGACCAAGATTTGACACAATTAATCACTCCAACAGTGTCAGTTTATGACAGGAGAATTAAAAAATACCTTTCAGTTAAGAATTTTCAGTCAATTAAGGGTTATCCAATTGAAAATGTTCTCATAAAAAAGATTCTATGTGGTGATACATCTGATAATATAGGTAATATAAAGGGTCTTTCAGAGGCAAGATTGATGGAATTGATGCCTGAAATGGCCGAAAGACCTATAACTATAGATGAGGTAAAGGAAAAAGCCCAAAAACTGATTGATGAACGTGTTGCTGAGAAGAAAAAACCGTTAAAATGGCATGAAAACATAGTAAATGGCGTTTCAAACAAGCAATATGATGGCGATTTTTATGAAATTAACGAAAAAATCATTGATTTGAAGCACCCATTGCTAACAAAACGAGCAGAGGGTGATATTGAATCCATGATGTACGCTCCAATGGACCCTGAAGGCCGTTCATTTGAAAATTTATACGAAATGATTAAGCGAGACGGTATAGAAGATTTGATGGATATTAATTCTTTTTCAAATTTTTTTGTACCATTTAAAGAATTGTCTGATAGGGAGAAAAAGAAATTTAAAGATGAAAATAATTAGACATGAATAAAATTTTATTTGTTTTATCAAAAGAAATTTTATATAATTTAAGTACAATTTGATTAGAAAAGTGTTTTTTTAATTTTTAAAATTTTAATTTATGGCAGAATTTAAACAGAAGTCCGCCGAATCACAAAAGGACTATAAAGAAAGATTCGAATTTGTCTTTACGACAGATGGTAATATTATTTGCCAACGTTATTTTAGAATTAATAATTTTAACCCAACGGCTTTGCGTTCATATGAACTTACAAATGCCATTAGAAGGTGTGCAGCCATCATTGACAATGACCTGAAGGATAAAACTCAGATTTATTTGTCAATTTACGCTCCAAGAGTTTTTGATACTCAGGAACAAATGGAGGAATACGTGTCAAAGGATGAAAACTTTGCAAAAATGACAATCGGTGAGGGCCTTGTTGTTAAGGGTAATACCGAGACCGACTTTGTTCTTTGTAAAGATAAAACCGTCAAGCCTCTTGGCAGTAAGTTTGATGATGGTGAACTTACTGAGTCAAGTGCTGAAGATAACAAATCAACCTATAAGTTTGCTTTTAAGGTGGACGGTAGAGAAGTTTGTGCCATTACTTGGGATGGTTACTATCCTAAGTTCGTTAGGGATAAGATTGACTTATCCAACAAGAGAGGTAAATTCTCTGAGGAGGATACCGAGCATTTGACCTTTGAGCAATATTTGCTCTATATGATGGTCAAAGACAAGTCAGACCTTGTTTATGGCTTGATTAAAAACATTTGCTACGCATGTAGCTATCCTGATAGCAAGGATTATACTACTGATGTTGATGATTTGTTCGATTGTTGGAATCACGACTCAGATAGATTGCTATATAATGTGGTATAATTATGTGATTAGTGGGTAAACAATTGGATAAAAGTAACTTAGGTTACTTGGATTTAGACTTTCAATACAAACTTGTTAAAATTTTTGTAGAAGAACCTAAATTTTTTGAAGATATAGCGTCAATTGTTGACCAAAACGCATTTACTGACGCATTACTTAGAACTTTTGTAGGTACTGTAAAGGACTATTACAAAAATGAAAATGTAATGCCATCATACGAAGTCATTGGGTTTTTGCTGAATCAAAAGGCAAAAACCCAAAATGATATAGATGAGTGGAATGCACTTGTTAAAAAATTAAAATTTGAGACAAGTTATGAGGGATATACAATTGTAAAGGAAACAGCATTACGCTTTTTCAAACAACAAAATCTCATTAAAGTTGCTAACAAAATTCTTGAAATTGCAGGTAAAGGTGACATTGATAGGTATGAGGAATGCCAAAAGATGTTAGATGAAGCTGCAATGGCTGGCCAGGAAGATGATTTTGGTTATAACATCTATGAAATGATGGATAAGGCATTGGCTAATGATTATACAGTGTCAATTCCAACAGGTGTTAGTGTTCTTGATGATGTTCTTGGCGGTGGTCTTGATAAGGGTAAACTTGGACTTATAATTGCCCCAGCTGGCTTTGGTAAGACAACATTTACAACAGCAATATGCTCATATGCCGCAGGTTATAAATGCGACATGAATAATCATCAAGGATATAAAGTACTACAAATTTATTTCGAGGATGATGATGTTGATATAACAAGAAAGCACTATTCAAGAATCACAGGATGGGAAGCTAGAACAATGAAGAGACTTTCCACTCAAGACAGGGATGAAGTGCAAAATTGGCTTAACAATTTTAAAGACAAAGAGGCTTTAACAAATAATCTTAGGTTAAAACATTTTAAGACAGGCACTAAAAGTGCAAGTGATATTGAGATATTTGTAAGAAGATTAATCAATACAGGATTCAAACCTGATTTAATTTCAATTGACTATTTTGAATGTCTTGCTCCTGAAAAGGGTGGATATTCAACTGATACAGAATGGACACGTGAGGGTGTTACAATGAGAAAATTGGAAAATATGGCACATGACCTTGATTGTGCTATATGGATTCCGACTCAAGGCACAAAAGACAGTATGAACAGTCCTGATGTTGTTAGAATGGACCAAGCAAGTGGCTCAGCAAAAAAAGTCCATGTTGCTCAGTTGATTTTATCAATAGCAAGGGCAATTGGAGATATTGATAAAAATAAAGCAGTAATTTCAGTGCTTAAAAATCGTTCAGGAAAGTCGGGAAAAATATTTAATAATGTAAAATTTGACAACGGTACAAGTACAATTTCATGTGATGAAGTTCAAGAGTTTGATGATTCACTTGCATGGGAGGAACAAGCCGCCGACCTTCAGGAAAAACAACGAACAAAATTGTTCAGGGAAATAAACGCCAAAAAAGATGAAGTTGTCAGTAAAGAGACTGATAGTGAGGAAGTTGTAGAAGGAAATTTTGTTGGTTTAATAAAGCCCAATGATAAATTTTAAAAAAAATATGAGGCTTTTTCAAACAAAATGAAAGAGCCTCTTATTTATTAAAATAAGAAAGATTTTAGTTATGAACGTAAGAAAAAGTAAGCATTTTTTAGAAGAATTTGATAGAGAGAAAGTTAAGAGTGGTATTTGTAAAGCATATGAGGCTACTGGCGAAGAATGTGATGATTTAATCCTTGAAAGTATCGTCAACAGCCTTTTTCTTTATGACAATATTAGTACCGAAGAAATTAGAAGACAGGTAGAAGATGCCCTTATGAGCATAAACAAAAAAGTTGCAAAGGAATATTCAAGGAGTTACAACGACACTGTACCGAGAAGAAAGAAAAATGACTTCATTCAGGAATATATCCATGCAAAGAACGCAGCAACGGGGTCAAAATTTGACTCAAATGCAAATGTAAGCAATAAGAACATTGTTACTCTTGGACAAGAATTGTATAAAGAAGATAATATCAAGCAAAATAGATATATTCTATTTGATAAAATCAGATACAATTACACCAAGAAACTTGCAGAACAATACATTGCTGATTTGGAATCACACAGGCTGTATAAGCATGATGAAAGTGGTACACCTGGTTATCCGTATTGCGTTGCTATAACAATGTATCCTTTCCTTGTTGATGGATTAAAGGGCCTTGGTGGTGAATCAGTAGCACCAACAGACTTGAAATCATTCTGTGGCGAATTTATCAATCTTGTTTATTCAATTTCATCACAATTCATGGGTGCTGTTGCAACTCCTGAATTTTTAATGTATATGGATTATTTCATTAGAAAAGATTATGGCGAAGATTATATTAATAGAGTTGATGAAGTTGTTGACTTGAGTAGAAAGAAAAGAACTATTGGTGATGTTATTGACAATGCATTCCAACAAGTGGTACACAGTATGAATATGCCGGCAGGTAATCGTGGCTATCAAACAGTCTTTTGGAATATTTCATATTTTGATAAACCATATTTCGAAGGTGTGTTTGGTGATTTTGTATTTCCAGATGACACAAAACCTGTATGGGAAACTCTTTCATGGCTACAAAAGAGATTTATGAAGTGGTTCAATAAGGAAAGATTGACATATACATTCACATTCCCCGTTGAAACAATGGCATTACTTACAGATGGCGCTGATGATTTCTTGGATAAAGAATATGCAGATTTCACTGCTGAAATGTGGTCAGAAGGTCATAGTTTCTTCTGCTATCTTTCCGATAGTCCTGATTCATTAAGTAGTTGCTGTAGGTTGCGTAATTCATTAAAGGATTTAGATGAAGATGATGCTGACCACAATCACACAACACACCAATATTCAATGGGTACTGCTTCAGTTGCAACTGGTTCTAAATCAGTTATGACAATGAACTTACCAAGATTGATTCAAGATGCTGCAAGAAAGTATTTTGATGATGAATACGGCGTTACATTGGAAGATGGTAAGAATATAGTTGAAATGGGCCTTGAATATGATAAAGATGCCTTGTATGAATATATAAGAAATGAAGTAAGGGAACTTACTGAACGTGTTCACAAATACCAAAAATCATTTAACGATACAATTAAAGATTTCTTGGAAGCAAATATGCTTGATGTCTATAGAGCTGGCTTTATTGATATGAAAAAGCAATATTTGACTGTTGGCGTTAATGGAATTACTGATGCTGCTGAGTTCTTAGGCATTAAAGTAAGTGTTAATGATGAATATAAAGAATTTGTTAATAATATTTTGGAAACCATCAATATTTCAAATAGAAAAGATAGAACAAGAGAATGTATGTTTAATACTGAATTTGTTCCTGCTGAAAATTTGGCTGCTAAGAATTATAGATGGGATAAAAAAGATGGCTATTGGGTAAGTCCTAACAGAAATCTTTATAGTTCATATTTCTATAATCCTGAAGATGAATCAGTAAACATTATACAAAAGACCGTTTTACACGGAAGAGATTATGTAAAATACCTTGATGGTGGTAGCGCTTTACATGCAAATCTTCAAGAGCATCTTTCAAAGGAACAATATAGGCAATTTATGAAAATTGCTGCAAATAATGGATGTAACTATTTCACATTTAATGTTAAAAATACAGTTTGTAATGAATGTGGATATATTAGCAAGCATACTTTGGATGTATGCCCACATTGCGGAAGCACAAACCTTGATTATTTAACACGTGTTATTGGGTATTTGAAGAGAATTTCTTCATTTGCTGAGCCAAGACAAATTGAAGCGGAACATCGTTATTATTATAAAGGTTAATTCTATGATTAAATACAAAGATTACGCTATAGTATTTGAAGAGATGCCACATCATGTGTCTCTTGCAATAAACATAACAAATTGCCAAAATCATTGCATAGGATGTCATACACCTGATTTACGTGAAGATATTGGTCAAGAACTAACAATAGAAGAACTTGATAGACTAATAGAAGAAAATTGGGGTATAAACTGTGTAATATTCATGGGAGAAGGCAATGATGTTAAAACTCTTTGCAAATTATCTCAGCATGTTAGAGAAAAATATTGTTTTGGCTCTATAAGTGACCCAAATGGATTTAGAATAGTCACTTGCCTTTATTCAGGACAACCAAAAATAAAGGATTATATGAAAGAAAATTTTGATTATATTAAAATTGGCCCTTATATTGAAGAGTTTGGTCCGTTAAATAAAGAAACAACGAATCAAAGGATGTATAAGGTTTTTACGAGAGAAAAATTGATTGATGTAACAAAAGAATTTTGGAAATAAATTGATATTTTGATAAAAATCTGACATACTACAAAGATTGAAATCGTTGGGCTCTTAACCAATTTTAAGAGCACGTATTTGTTAATAAGTTATACCTATTAACCACATTGGATATATCCAATGGCACTGTCAGCAGTGCAACTAATACAACCACTAAAGTAGTGGGCTTTCTTGCAAATTTACTTCGTAATATATTATTTTTAATACACATTTGAATAAGGTGTGTTTTTTTATTTTTGTGTTTACTATAATTTTCTATATTCTATATTTTTATAAAAAAATATATGAAGACATTAGGTATTTATTGCTTTATCCCTGATATGAATTTCAAATGGGATGAAAACAACTATAATATAGGAAGAATTGGAAGTTCTGAAATATGGGCAATTAAATTGTCAGAAGAATTTGCAAAATGTGGGTATGATGTTTATGTTTTTGGGAATCCAACAAACGAGCATGACATATTAGTTGGTAAAAACACGGTAAAATATAAATCAATTCAATCATTTAAAGATACTTGCTCAGAAATACAATTTGACCACATTATTTTAAGCCGTACAACCGAACCATTAAAAGAGATAACAAATTGTGATAGCATATTTCTTATGTGCCATGATATAAATGTTATTGGCAATATTAAAGTTGATACTTTAGATAGGGTTAAAAAAATATTCTGCAAATCCGATTTTCAAGCAAACATAATTAAGAAAAAATACAACATAACTGAGAATAAAGTATGTGTGGTATTTGATGGTGTAGAAAAAGAATTGTATGAAGGCTTAAATGGTCTTGAAAAAAGAAATAAAATGGTGTTTTCAAGTGGATTTAATAAAGGCGTTAGATTTTTCGTTGAAAATATTTTTCCAAAAATAAAAGAAGAAGTTCCTGATTTTGAAGTTGATATATGTTCATACAGGGATAATGGTTATAAAATAAAATCATTTAATCAAGATGGTATAAATTTGCTTGGAAATCTTACAAAAAGTGAATTAGTAAGAAGACAATGCGAATCTAAAATTTGGGTATATCCAAACCATGGATATGATTACGAGTATAATAAAAGCGATGAAACTTTTTCAGTTACATCCATTGAAAATGCGCTTGCAAAAAATGCATGTATTTTAGGTAGATGGGGATGTTTTACAACAACATTAAAGGATTATAATGGATTTGTTGGGTCTGAACTTTATGATGATGATAAGGAGCCAATGAATTATGATAATCTTGAAAAATTTTATGACGTGTTAGCGGAAGATGCCATAAGATGCTTAAAGGATGAAAAATATAGGCTTTCAAAAGTCGAATCATCATTAAAATGTGTTGAAAATTATACATGGGATAAAGTCGCTAAGTCATTTGAAAAGATTTTTAATGAAAAAGTTGAAGATGCAAACGATTTAAAAGTTCTTCTTTGTTGTATTGGAAGGCTTGAAAACAAGTATATTAGAGAATACGTTGAATATAATAAAAACTTTGGGTTTACAAATATTTGTTTGTATGACAACAATAGAGATAATGAAGATGATTTCAATACCGTAATAGGTGATTATATTAAAAGTGGCTATGTAATTCTAAAAGATTATAGAAATATAACTACTCCATGCCAATTTAAAGCATATAATGAATGTTATGCTGAATATGGCGATAAATATGATTGGATTGCATTTTTTGATATAGATGAATTTTTGTTTCTTAATAATTGTAGAAATGTTGAAGAATACTTATCAGATAAAGCATTCAAAGATTTCGACATGATTCACTTGAATTGGCTTTTATTTGGCGATTGTGGCATGATTTATGATAATGGTTTACCTGTTTTGGCTAGATTTAAAATCCCATTGGATGTTAATTTATCAACAGGATATAATATTCCTGATACATTTCATATAAAATCAATCATTAGAGGGGGATTAGAAAAAATAACATATGCACAAACTCCACACACTCCAATAGACGATAATATTAGATGCTGTAACTCATTTGGCATTCCATGCGATTCAAAGTTACCATTTGCTCCTTATGACTTTAGAAGGGGTGGGCTTCTTCATTTTACAACAAAAACTGCTGAAGAATATGCAAACAAGGTTAAAAGGGGATTCTGTGATGGTAATCCAATTAAAAATAAAGAACTTATTGAATTATTCTTCAAGAGAAATGAAGTAACTGAAGAAAAGGTTGAATATTTCAAAAAAACATTGGGTGTTGATGTTAGTTATCTTGTTCCGTTTAATGGAGAAAAAAATAAAGATATACAAATTTTTTCATTGTGCTATTCAAGAAAGAATTTCAAATTCTTGGATGACAAAGTTGTGACACCTTTACAAGTTGGAGCTGCAAATGGAACAAATGTTTGCAACTTGAAAGACAATACGGAAGATAACATTTCAATGCTAAACTTTTTCTATGTCGAAAACACGGGAATATATTGGATTTGGAAAAATGTTAATGATGCTGATTATAAAGGTCAAATGCAATATAGAAGGCCGCTTTCAGGTGTTAATGAAACCATGAATTTTGAAGAAATCTTTGATAAATATGATGTAATCACATGTGAGCCATTCAACCATCCTGAAAATAGCAAGCCAACAAAAGACCAACCAATGTGCATTCCTGCAAATACAGTTGAGGAAGGATATAAATTTTCAAATTGTATTGATGATTTGTACATATTGGAAGTCGCAATTAAGCATTTCCATCCTGAATATGCAAAAGATTATGACAAATATATAAAGAATGGTGAAAATCTTTATTATTCAAATGGATTCATAATGAAATCTGAAGATTATAATAGGTATTGTGAATTTTTATTTGATTGCCTTACTCATTATTTGGATATGGCGCATATTCATACTCAGGAAGAATTGATTGAGCATGTCAATTATAACATTGAAACTGGTAAGTATATCAGATATGAAAAAGAGCCTGTTAATGAGGCTGCTGTAAAATGGCAAACAGAAATCGGTGGATTCTTGTCAGAAAGAATTTGGACATTATGGTTACAACATAACTTCAGCGATGATAAGATTTATAAGTTACCATATGTCAAGATGGAAGATAATATGTACACCTAATTCTAATTTATGGGAACAGATAAGAAAAAAGTTTTGATATTGTCATTGTCATGTGATATTGAACAATATATAGAAGAGGAAAATATCATAAAAGAGACTTGGGGAAAAAGAATCTTTAATGGTGAAAAGGATAATTTTAATATATTATTCATGCATTCATCAGAGAAAGATTATATAGACAATGATAACCATATCATCTTCACAAAAAGTAAAGATGGATATTATGATACAGGTGAAAAAACACTAAAAAGTCTTATACTTCTTAATGAGCAAAATGTTGATTATGATTATATATTGTTCACAAACACAGCAACTGTTATAAACATTGACTTAGTTGATTTGTTTGTAAATAGCGAGTTTATTGATAATGATAAAGTATATGGTGGCAAACTTATATTTCCTGTTACACATGTTCCATTCTTTCGTGGTGACTTTATATTGGTCCATAAATCACTTGTTGATGAAATAATTGAATCCGCTAATGATTTCATGGAAAGAAAATACCCAAATGATGAAGTCATTACATTGTGTTTATTGAAACATAGGAATTCTCGTGGCCTTGAAGTTATAAATCAATTTATTGAATTAAACTCAATTGATTATATTGAAGATTTTAATTTTAATGACGCTAATCAATATTTCTATGTGAACACAAAAATAAGGGATATTGAAAGGTCTGACAATGATGTTATGATAAGTGCAATGAAGTTAATTTGGCATTATGTTGACAGACTAAAAGTTGCTGTTGATTTCAATAAAATTGTAAGGAAACCAACGGTTATAGAATTAAATAATGGTGTTTATAAAATTGAACTTATAAAACATTAATTTAACTATTTATTTAAGAAAAACATAATTTAATGGCTAAACATCAAAAATATGGAATAAAATATCCGTTTTCTTCAAACAATGAAGATGGCATTTATCTTGATGTAAATAACAATGAGACTGAATGCGTCAAATCAAAAGTTTTACATGTGATATTTACCCCAAAGGGACAAAAATTAAGAGACCCTGAGTTTGGTACTGACTTGATAAAGTACATATTTAGCCCAAATGACAATTATTCAATTTCGGAAATAAAAAATGAAATTTCAAGTTCAATAAAAAGGTATGTACCTGAAGTTGAGTTTAGAGATTTCAATATTTTCCAAGATGAAAATGACGAAAATGCCATAATCGTGACTGTTGAATATGGCGTTAAAGTTGGTAATAAGACTGAAATAACAACAGTAGGAGTTAAGATATAATGGAAAAGGGTATTTCATATCTAAACAGGACTTTTGAAGATTACAAGGATGCTTTAATTGAATTTTCTAAGAAATATTATCCTGATTTTAATATATCATATGACGATGCTTCAGTTGCTGCATGGCAAATAGATTTGGCAGCTGATGTTGCTGACAATTTGTCATATCACATTGATAGGGTTTATCAGGAAACAAATATTGACAGCGCACAAGAAAAAGGCTCTTTATATGCAATAGCAAGAAATAATGGTGTTAAGATTCCAGGACCAAAAGGTTCAATGGCTGAGGTAAAAATCAGTTGTGTTTTACCTGTTGGTTCTAACAAACCTGAATGGTCAGTAGCACCAATTGTAAAAAGAGGTACAAAATTTGCATCAACTTCACAATCATTTGAGTTGCTTGAAGACGTTGATTTTAAATTACAATTTGATTCAAATGGAAACACAAACAGAACAATAGTTCCAAAGGTAAACACAAATGGCATAATAACAGGATATACAGTTTCAAAACTTGCTGTTGTTACGGCAGGTGAAACACGTGTTTATAGACAGGTACTTCACGCAAGCGACATTTATCCATTCATGGAAGTTATATTGCCATTTGAAGGTGTTATGAACATTGAATCAATATTGGAATGGAATGGCGTTGATACAAGGGTAACTCCACCACCATATGGCGATTTTTATTCAAGTGGATGTCCTGGAACTTACAATAGATATTATGAAGTTGATAATCTTGCACAAAATTGGGCATGGCTTGACCAAGAAAATAACGGTAAGCCTGTTATGTACACTTATGGTTCAGATGGAACCGCTTATAGTGAAGGTAAAAACAAACCAGTTTTCTATATAACAAAGGGTGAGTGGAAACCTATAAGGAGAAAATTCATAACTGAATATATGGACAATGGTTATTTGAAGATTATATTTGGTTCAGGTAATGGAACTGAATATGCAAATGTGGGTAATGATATGGCTGCATTCTCAAAATGGCAAATAACAAGGATATTAAATAATAATAACTTAGGAATTTTGCCTAATGCGGATACAACATTGTTCATATTGTATAGAATAGGAGGCGGTAAATCAAGTAATGTTGCCGCAGGTGCTATCAACAAAATTTCATCTTTAAATGCTGAATTTAGGGGTGATGCTCAAATTGCAAATGCTATATATCAAACACTTAAAGTTGAAAATACAACTCCTTCAGTATCAGGTAAAGATATGCCAAGTGAACGTGAATTGAAATATTTGATAAAATACAATCAAGGCGCTCAAAACAGGTGTGTAACAGTTAAGGATTATATTGATAGAATATTAAGGCTTCCTCCTAAATACGGAACGCCATTTAGAGTTGGTGTTATGGAAGAAAACAATAAAATTATGATTTATCTTCTTGGTATTGACGGAGAAGGAAAATTAAACGACCTTATACCTATAACACTTGTAAACAATATGATGAATTATCTTTCTGGATATAGAATGATTAATGATTTTGTTGAAATTAAAAGTGGAAAGATAATTAACCTTTCATTTGATGTTGACGTAATCATTGATAAAAACTATGAAAAAACAGTTGTCATATCAGACATTATTAACGTCATAAAGAATTACCTTGATGTTAATAGTAAATTCATGGGAGATGAAATCTATACAGGTGACATCGAAAAGGAAATATCAAAGACAGATGGCGTTATAAACTTAATTAATTTCAGAGTGTATAATGAACATGGTGAAGGATATTCACAAACACTTATAGGTCAAGAAACAATCGCATCAAACGCTTTTGATGGTGAAAATGTTTATCTTGGTGATGGAAATGCTGATTTAATTGACCTTGAAGCAACTGACGGAATCCTTTACAGTGACGGTGATAGTATGTTTGAGGTTAAATATCCTGAAAAAGACATTAGGATTAGAATTAAAGAAAAGTAATATAAACTCGTATATGATAAAGGAAGAGCGGCAGTTTTACCGCTCTTTTTTGTTTATATTTATGCCACTTTTTTTATATTATAAAAAGTAAGAATAACTATTTATTAAAGACAATATTAGACAAATGGGATGTGGATGTAAAACTAATCAACAAATATCTTATCTTCAAAGAAAATACGGAGATAATCAGCCTAAAAGTAAGGCAACTCATATTCGTGAAACTTTCTTTGGCGGCATAAAGAATTTATTACTCATTATCCTTATGATACCGATAGTTCCTATTTTTGGGGCATTTTTAATCATAAAACACTTGTTTTCAAAGAAACCAATTAACATAAAGAAAACTTTCAAAATAGCACAATAAAATATGTCAGAAGCAAATAAATCATATAGAATAAGGACCAATGTAGGTAGTGAGAACAAACAAGAATACATTACAGTAAATGCTGACTTGATTCAGGATTACGATACATTTGAAGTCCTTTCAGTTAATATCAAGAGTAAAGATGCATACCAATTGCACAACTCAAATTATGGCGTTGTGGTTGGGCGTGTCATTGCAAATAATGGATTTGGTATTCCTAATGCAAAGGTTAGCATATTCATAGAAGCAGACTTGGCAAACGGAACTGATGTTGGAAGTATCTATCCATTTAATTCAAGCATTGGAAAAGATAAAAATGGCGTTAGATATAATCTTTTACCTAATGAGCGTGTTGATGGGTGTCACCAAGTTGTTGGTACATTCCCAACTAAAAGATATGCTCTTGATAATGATGTAATTTTGGAAGTTTTTGACCATTATTATACATACACAACAAAAACAAACAATGCAGGTGACTATATGATTTGTGGCGTACCAACTGGTGCTCATACAATTCACATGGATTTGGATTTATCTGATTGTGGAATATTATCACAAAAGCCAAGAGATTTCGTTTATAAAGGATATACAATTGAACAATTTGAAACACCTACAAAGTTTAAAGGTGGTACTGACTATAACAACCTTAGTCAGATATTCTCACAGGACCAAGTTGTAAACGTAAATCCATTTTGGGGTAATAGTGACCTTGGTGAAACTATTGGCCTTACAAGATGTGATATAGATGTTAATTTCAAATTTGAACCAACATGTGTATTCATGGGTTCAATCGTTAGTGATAACAACTCTAACGGGTTCTCAAAGAAATGTGTTCCAACAGATGCAATGGGATATATGGATGAACTTGTAACAGGAGAAGGTAAAATAGAAATGATTAGAAAAACTCCTGGTGGCTCTGTTGAAGAATTTCAAATTAAAGGTAACAAACTTATCAATGCAAATGGTGTTTGGTGCTATCAAATACCAATGAATCTTGATTATATGGTTACTGATGAATATGGAAATATGGTTCCAACTGACAATCCAGATAAAGGTATTCCAACAAGAGCCTCTGTTAGATTCAGAATATCAATGGAAGATTCTGAAGATAATCCTGACAACTTCTTTAGGGCAAAGGTTTTGGTTCCTCACAACCCAAAAGATTATAAAGAAAACTACGACTATGAGTTTGGTTCATATACAAAAGATGAATCATTCAGAGATTTATATTGGAACAATGTATATTCTGTAAAATCATATATTCCAAGAATTCAAAAGAACAACAATTGGAGAAAAGAAAAATTCTCAGGAATTAAGCATTGTAATAAATTTGGTCCTAATAGCCCAATGCCATATAACAACATAAGAATCAAGTTGCCTCTTATGTTTACAATTATGTGTGTCATAATAAAAACTTTTATTTTTGTTACTAAAATAATTAATTTTGTAATTGCTGCTTTAGGACGAATCATCGCATCAATTGCGACTGTTAGATATTATTGGTTTAGTTTTTGTGATAGTTGGTGGCCTTGGAATTGGAAATTTGGGTGGAAATGTTTGTTTCCTAGTTTAGTTGATTTTATTAAAAAACTTAAACTTGTCGTTTTAAAAGATGGCTTATGCCCAGATTTAGAAAATTGGTTTTTTGCGCCAATGCCTGATTTTGAAGTAGTTAACACGTTATTAAAGAGTGTTAAAGTAGAATGCCAATCTCAAATAAATTGTGATGGAAATGAGGGCTCTGAAGGTGATACGCCGCCAGGAGAAACACCTGATGACACTGGTAATGTACCAACTGGTTATACTTACAATATAATGAAACAAACAATATATTATGTTCTTAATGAGGATGAAAACGGTAATGAATATGAGAAAGATGAGAATGGAAATCCTAAAGATGGAATAGATGCTGATGATTCACATTCAATAGATGACCAAAATGCAGACCCAACAGATGAAACACATTGTTTAACAACAAAAACAGATTATCTATTACCTTGTATTGAAATGAATCTTGCAATGGAATATAATGTTATTAATTTTGATTTTTATAACGATTGGATTAATGGTGTTATATACAATCCAAGATGGGTTAGATTCATGAAGAAAAAAGTAAGATTTTTGTGGATTACTTGGGCAAAGGAAAAGATAAAAGGATGTATGGATGATACTAAAATTTTTCGTAACAGTAGAAAATACGTTCAACAATGTGCTATAGGATATAGAGAAGACACGGTAAACGGATATAGAATAATATCTAAAGTTGATAGTCCTATTAATACTATGTCTGCAACAAGTAGTGCATCAAATGCTAGTATTTTAACTACAAAAATCGTAAAAGGTAATAATTTTCATAAAAAATCAGGATTTAAAATTTCTCCTGTTTTTGGTAAGGTAAATGGTGGAATATGTCATGAAGGAACAACTCTAAAGGGGCAAAAAGTTTACTATTTAAAACCATGCGAATTTAGTAAAGAATCAGATACTTTAAATAGAAAAACTAATCTTTATGCGACTGATATAATATTGCTTGGAACATTCAATGATTGTGACTTAAATGGTATTCCAAAAACATTTACACATTTAACAAGTACAACATATATAATGCCGACAAATCTTGCATTTACAAATATGGATACAAACGGCCCGTTATATGCAACAGATGAAAAAACTATTTGTGTTGGTAGTAGTACAAACCAAGGTGTTGATGTTAATCACAGTGGTGATACAATGAACCACGGAATACAAGAAATTGACATAACTAATGGCAAAAATGGGCCATTAAGACAAGAAATTGAATATTATCAAAACTCAGGAAATTATGATATTAGAGATAATTCATTCTTTGGTGATGGCAGTATGACTGAAAACGATACAATTGCTTTAACTGAAGCCGCCGGTATATCATGGGATTGGACTGGTCCGGGACAGGGACAAGTAGTTAAAGAAAGAATGTATTATCCTGGTGGACATTTTCTTGGCCTTACTTGTGTTAATTCACAAACAAACTTAAAGTCTTGTTTGAATCTTTCAAGAATATGTGAAATTGGTACAAATATGTCACAAAGGCATGAAGAAGTTAGGTCTGTTGATGAAAATGGTCTTAAATATACATATACAGTTCCAAGTGGATTTATTTCTGGCGATGAAATATCAGATAATGACTTTAGGGCTATGTTTGCAACTCTTAATAAAAAGAAACTTATAGCAACTAAAAGAAATTTGAAAACAGGTTATAAGTTCTATGATTTTGAGTTTGTTCAACCAATAAATTTTGACGGGTCATTTAGTGATGTTATTTTTGGTGATTATTTACACCATTCTTATACACCTTCTATTATCCGTAATAAATGGCCGTATAACGAAAACATACCTGTTGTTGATGAAGATTTAAGTGTATTCGGTATTCTTAAAAGTATTCTGAATCCTGAAAACGACCAAGAAGAAACCGGAAATACGCAAACAAGGACAAGAGAACTAACAAGTCTTGATTATTACACTTATAGGTTTGGACTTGAATATGGCAATTTTACATTTAATGATGTTAAAAAGAAATTCTTAATTTCAGAAACAGATAAAAATGTAACAAAATATTATTTACCTCAATATGAAAATAGTTATTATTTCTATTTTGGTCTTAAACAAGGTGCTACTGCTCTTGATGAGTTTAATAAACAATTCTATGCAGAATGTGATGAAATTAAATTTAAAAACATACCAAGACTTATATTGGCAAGTGAAATTAATTTCTGTGAGGCAACTGGAAATTTGCACATTATAACGGAAGGATTATCAACACCATATCAATATGTTCAAGTTGAAGGTGTAACAAATGGCCTTTTTATGAGAATTGATGTTCAATCAGATGAAAATGAAATTCCTATATTGAATATGGAATCTTTCTTTTATCCTGATGAAAATGGGAACCCATATAACTTTCCATTTGGTAGATACAAGGTAACTGTGATGGATGATGATGACATTGAATTAAGTGAGTTTATTAGCATTGGTAATGATTTATTTAGATATGATTTAACAACAGTAAACTTTACTAAGCCAATAGAATCTCCAATAGTTGGAAATAATTCAATATATAATGGTGGCTTTGCTTTAATTGAAAATTTCTCTTGTTTGTATGAAACAGAAGAAAGTATTGAATATCAATTCATGCTATATTTGGGTGATGAACCTGTTGGAAGTTATGAATATATTGATGACCTTGGGCATTTAGCATATGGTGAAGATATAAATACAGACTATGATTTATATGTTATGTGGAGATGCAAAGGTGGAGAAATGAATTCATTTAAAATTGAAACGGTAACATTTAAAGACAATAGTGATATAGACCTTAGGATTGGATATAGTAGTGGCTCTATTGTTTATAACAAATCATGTTTAAGATATGATGAAGATGAATACTATAATGACCACATGCAACATATGTCAGAAGATTTTTGGTTTGACAGAAACAATGAAGATATTGGTGCTGAAAATCACGTGGATGATGAAAATAAATGGTTCTACAGGGTAATGTTCTTTAAGGAAAGTAATTTAAATTCCTTTGATAGTCATGTATATCCAACTGGTGGTAGCAGAAAGGTACTATGGGGGCCAGCGCAGCAACCAAGTAATTCAGGAATGATTGTTGTTGGTAATGATGATAGAATGTATTGTTCAGAAGATTATTTAGAAATACCAAGTGGTATGTATTTGGATGATACAAGAACATTAAAGACAACATATGGTGCTGATTATTGCAATATCGTAAATAATGAAAACCTAAGAACTGGTGTTGAAACAAATTGTACACATCAATATTGCGCACAGGCTTATAAAGATACTGATGTTTGTGGTGAATATCGTGGCACTTACAACAGGGCAAATGGTGTTATATTAATTACAAATTATTTTCATGAAGGATATGGTTGTATATTTAAGCCATTACCATATGGTAATTTATTATTCTTGACATATAATGGCCTTGATGATTTAAAAAACAGAATTGATTTTGATGGGTTCGCAAATTATGGCGTTATTTATCCAACATTTATCTATCCTGTTATGAAGAGACCGTTCTTTGGTGATTTTAGTGTTAGAATTTATGGCGATTTTGATGTTAATATAAATGAGAATTATGATACGCCTGTATATTCCGTTATTAACAGAAATATGCTTAATAATGAATTGCTTAAAATACACAATGGAATTACATATGATAAAGATTTTGATTCGATACAAGTGTATTCAAGAGATTGTGATTTACATGTTTTAAGTTCTGATACGTACAATATAACACTATCAAATAATATTGACCGCATTCACGATTGTAGTCATTATGAAAGTGTCCCTGAGTGTACAAATGGTACTATTTTATACAACAATGTATATTTTGGCGTTAAGGAAGGATACCCAATGGCTTTGGTTTCAGGATTAGCAAAAACAATACGTGTAAATGAAACATATAGTTTTTATAACAATTTGTATTATAGGTATGATTCTGATGAAAATAAAATTTTTGATGTTTATGGTGATGGCGGTTCTGATTCTGGTATTACATATTATTTAGGGTGTTATGGAAGTAAAGACCCTATTGATTTTCTTATTATTCCTGATGATTATACTGATAAGAAATATGCATATAATACAAATGATGATACAACTAACAATAATATTACTTATGTTGTTTTATGTAGATTTATCGAAGATGTTTCAATACATGATTCGATTTGGTACACAAATGTATTTGTTAAAATAACTTTAGTTCCTAATGACAATGGAAGATTTATACTTTATTATGAATACAAAGACGTGTATGGAAATAATATAGTTTTTGATAATAAACTTGTTTCAATAAAAGACCCGTCTGAAGGCGGCGTTGAATTCGGTGATATATCACATCCACATGGTATAAATGTAATATTGGGGCAAATAAATGGTGGCGTTGAATTTGATGTTTATGATAATGAATCCGGCTCAGGAAACGAAGACTATTATAGTATTGTATTTCCATTTAGGCCTGTATTGAATTACCAAGTTTTAAATGGTGATAATCAGCATCCAATTGTCGCTTATGGTACAAATTACTATGGCCCTAATTTCAAGAGTTTTATTCAAAGAATGATGACTAAAAGAAAACTTTATCCTATAGAGAACGTTGATAGACTTCCTATTGATAGTTTTTATGACTTAAAATTCTTTGGTATTGGGGTTAAAACAATAATGAGTGATGAGGATAATGAAAGTTTGTCATATGTTTATAAAGTATATCCAAACCCATTTAGACATTTGTTCTATGGAGATGCAGGAGATTACACAATAACAATTGAACCAGCAAATTATAATTACTATAGTGGTAACATTGAATATAATTTTGGGAAAGGTTCACATTTAATGAATGCATTTATAACAGTAACAAGTCCATGCACAGTTAGAATACATGTTGAAAATAATGGTGGGTGGTGCTATTATATTATAAATAACAATGGAACACCTAGTTATGGTGATATTGGTGATGAAATTGGGTATGTTGGAGTACCTATTAATCTTCAAATAAATGTAACTGAGAACAATTTGGCATATGATAGGACATGCAATTTAATTGTTGAATCTTATTATGGTGGAATTCGTGATACAAAAGTTATAAAAATAATACAAAAAGGTATTGTTAATTCTCCACATTTACATTTGAAGTTTGAACAAAGTAGGTATCTTACTCAAAATGAATTTGAAGATTTAAAACGTGACTATGAGCCATATGGGTACACATTGAGAATATCAAGTGATAATTTCCCAAGTTATTCACAACAAGAGGGGTTGAATGTATATTTGTGCGGAGAAGGTGATTATGGGCAACATGTATGTTTCCAATGCAACACTTATAACATGGCTCCTGGTATATCTTATGATGTTAGTTATCCGTTGTTCTTTTATGGACAAGAATATGTATATAGCAAATGGTTCTCAAATGCTAATGATTGTCATCAACAAATACATGCAAATTTTGATACTTGTGAAATAGAAATACCTGAAAATTCGCCATTAAACGATTATATAATAGATACTCAATTTTTGGTAATATAATAATTAAGATGCGCTTTTTATATGAAAATATTTTTAGAAGAAAATAGAAGTGTATTGTCAAATAATGTTGAAAATTATTTTGACATTGAATTGGAAGCAAAAAACAGACTTTTACCTGATGAAAGTCTTGTTGATGATTTTTCAATTTACGAGCAATATGTCAAGGAAAGAGATGAATGTTGTACATATAGGGTTATTTTAGATGTTAATCCTGTATGTTCAAACGTTCTTTTCAACTCAATTTCAGAAATCGTTGTTAATGAGGGGTCTGATTCTGCTGTTTGCTTAAATTTTACAAGTTTGGAAAAAAGTCAATACGCTCCAAGTGCTATTAATACCTATAATCCTATAACATACAGGCATGCAATAAGGGATACTGAATATTCACATCCTGAAAATGGTAAATTTGTTTATCATTGTGGTGTTGATATATTCAATAATCACATGCTTAGAAAGAAAATATTTGTACACATAAACAAAACAAATTATAAAGAAGGTTCAGAGGAATATAAAGTTTATAACACAATCGGTGATTATTTAAGAGATAATAATGGCAATGTCATAAAGGAAAATCTTGGAATAAACTATACTAATGGTTCTGGAGCAACACATGAAATGCATATATATGGTACTGATTCTTTGGACAATATAAAAAATGCATTCTATTCTAAATGTAAAGAATCTGATGGGTGGTGGGGCTTTACAAACCCAGGAACAATAGATATACCAAATTCAGACAACACTGATGTAACAATAAACGAAATGCTTGCAAATAACAAGCCATGTGAATTCATTGATTTTTATCCTGATAGAAGTCTTTTCTCATTCATACCAAAATACAACAAGTATAGGCGTAGATTGGAAAATAATTGGGATTATTGCATAACATATCCTTACGGAAAGGATTTTGACTTGATAAACACAATATGTGGCGGTAAAAACGGTGAAATACAAGCAAAAATAAAGAATGTAACAAATGCAAGCGGCGTTAAATTGCTTCAATGTAGTTCATTGTTTAGACATAGTTTTACAAATGGGTCATATGTTAATTTTTACTATTATATGTTCAAAGATGGTACTTTGCCTGATTTTGATAATCCTGAATATGTTATACATCCAACAAACGAAAATGAAATACCTGAATACACAGATGATGACCTTGAATTTCAATTGTACCAAAAAGAAGTTAGGGTATATTCTACAGGTGACTTAAATGGCAAGAACAAAGATAGAATATTTTCAGTTAAATATGATGATATAAAGTCAATATATAAGTTTTTTGCTGCTTTCGGGTGTTATTATAAAAAGTCAACAAATGGTTGTGAAGCATCTTATTATGCAAGAAAATTCAAAAAATTAAAGAATATAAATGGTGAATCTTTAATAAACGATGCTAATAAGGCTGCATTTGCTAAAAACATATATGGTGATGATATAACCCAAATAATTTTCACAGACAATGTTGATTTATGTGGAATAATAGATGAAAATGGAAGAGAGATTTCTGAAGTTTATTTCACTGCAATAAAAAGAAATGCTGGAAATACAGAATGGTATGATGATAAAGTTCTAACAGGAGAAACTGTTGAATTTTCACATTGTTTTGGTGAATTGACAAGTGGAATAGATTTTAGTGGTGTTGATATAAATGAAGAGCCTTTCGATTATAACATACATTATTTACATAACATGGATAGTGGCGTTTGTGAAAACAACATTCAGGCTAGTAATACATTTTCTGCTTGGGGAGAAACCATTTTGAGGGGGATGCCTAAGTTTATTGAAAGTGGTATTACAATTGACAATGATGAATTTTATGGCGACATTGTTGAATTTGACAATTATGAATATCAAACAAACGTAATTGGTAATATATTCCATAGGTTTAATACGGCTCAACGTGAAAAATTTGATTTAAAATTTAGGGATATGTACCAAGATATTGTTTCTTATGATGATTATGATGATGTTAACCTTGGAAGACATTTCGATGTTAGAACGTATTATTGCAATGACACAATAAATGGATTACATGATGTTGATATTACATCAGCAACTTGTGATTATTTGATGTATGCTAATATTCACCCTGAAGGATATTATTACAATCCGCATTCAAAAATTAAATTAAAAGACTACGGAGAAGTAAATCATTCATTGGCTGATTACATAAACTACAGTGAATATAAGTTAACTGGTCAAAATGTAATATACATTTACAAAAGTGTAAATGGAGTTGATACACTCATTGGCAAGAAATATATATATGATTATTATGAACCTGATACTGGTGATGAAGGTGGGGATAGCAATGGCGGTGCTAAGGCAACAGCGCCACCAACAAGTGGAGATACATATTCAGTACACTTTGTTGAAGGCGTTGAGGGTTGTGTTTTGAAAGTTAAAGTTCCTGCTGATTATGGCTTTATTAGTGGCGATTATGTTGCAATGTATGATAAACTAACACAAGATGTTTATTGGGGTGTTATAAAATCATTTAAAGACATGTATTTGACGATATATTTCAATGATGATTGCTTTGATGGCATGGATATTTTGAATCATGTTGAATATTTTGGTCCTGATAATGCTGAAAGAAGATTTTTCATGTTTTGGACAAAAGACAGTGTTCCTGTTTATGCTAAATTATGCCTTAGCACAAAAGAATTTTCATGGAGGCCGATATTAAAGACTTCTGAATTGGATAATAATAACGATTTAACTAAATTACCTTTCTCAAATGGTTGTATTTATGTACAGAAAAACATTAATTTCTTTTTGAGAAGACAGGACCCATATGGTGACTATGGCCTTAGTTATCCTTTGTTCAAGGAAACTCAGCAATTTGTTTCAAATCCAATGACAAGATATGTCATCTATGGTTCTGATAAGGTTGATTTGAGTATTAATGATTTTGTATTTGATAATGATTTAAACACTTGTTACTAATATGGAAACTGTTAAAATAAACCGCAGGACACCTGTTTATGGGTTTGATGATTTAGATTATGAATACGTTATTGAAAAAGACGGTGAACTTGTAATCAAATTAAACGATAAAACTTGTTATTTTATCGAAGAGGGAGATTATATATATTTTAATAGGTCCGTAATGTGTGTTAATAACGGAAACACTACATTTACCGATTTTTCTGTTGTTAAATACGAAGATTCAAATCACATAATACACGCAACATTGCCTGGCGTTGTTAGAATAAACTTAACAGGCCAATTTTTCAATTTAAAATATAATGAAAACAATTCATATTACATAATATCATGTAAGACAAGACATTATTTGTTTGGACAAGATTTAGATGCGGCATCAGACCAAGAAGTTTACTTTAAGGATATAAATGGAAATTTATTGGCCACATACACTGGAATATATCCATTAAACAAGTATAGGGTTGATATGGGAATACCATCCAATAATTCATCTTTAACATCTGAATTTGTCAAAAGCGATTGTATTGGTGATATTGAAAAAGATGATACTTGTGGAAAGGGATATGATTATGTTGAAACAAGGCATTATAACTTTTTTCCTGACAGTGAAAGCACAAATGACTTCATATTAACAGATTTTAATGAGATTGAATGCAAAGAAGCGGCATACATAGAATTTAAGTATAATCCATTTTACTATTACACGATAGAAAAGGGCCCTAAAGGTGAACCAATAGAACTTGATTCGCATGGTAATCCGATAAAGCATATACATTTTTATGGTGATAAATGGTTTGATTCATTCCATAACACAACTACTGTAAAATATGTTGATGATGGTGTAAACATAAATAAATTTTACATTGACAGGTCATATTATTCTGTTAGTCTTGGCTTATCATATGATGCAAACGAATCTAATTTAGGAGTTGAAGATTATTTTAGTGATACGTTTGCTAAAAAAATTGAAGAATCATTAATTCCTGAATTTATTGATATGGAGCGTGTTAAATATTCTCCATATGAAAAAGAAAATAATGACAGATATATTCCAATAACTTCAATCACAATATATAACCATTTCAGGAAAAGGGTTTATGTTGACCCTGACAATAATACAAATACACTTGCAACGTCAGGTAATTTATACTATGATGGGTGGTATATTGATACGGATAACAACTATGACGTTTATTGGAATGGGTTTACTGGCGGTCCTGTTAGTGCCTTTACGAATAGTAGTTGCAGGACAATATCTGATTTAATTGGATTCCTTAATTTCACAGACAACGATATTTTCTATAGGAAGAGTAAAGTCAGTAAATCATTTTTCAGATTTTTCTTTTTTTATTTAAATGACCCAATAGAACAAAAGTTGTTGTATTATTCAACTGTATTCCTTGACAGTACGGCATTATTCTGTAAATTTTTAAAGCAACGTGCATTCATGGAAGATAATCTTGATGGCGATGAAGTTATAATAAATGAAGTCGCTGAAGGAAATGACAATGTAAAGGTTGTTTTTTGTGAAAACAATGACGTTGGATGTAGGCTTGATACTACGCTTACAATAACAAATGAATATGACAAAGAAAGATGTTCAGAGGGGTTCAATATTTATTTATTTTCCGATGATATACCTGAGGGAAATACTGAAAAAACTATTTATATGAAAGTTGAATTTAACCATGCGGGTAATGGTAAAACATTTCCAATGATTATCATGCCAAATGAGCCTCTTACAGTTGAAAACTTTATAGAAAATCTTTTTATACCAATAAAAATAAAAAAATACAACGAAAAATACATTTACACAATAGATGGCGCTGAGTATGATGGTAGCGGTGATTTGAAGTTGTGTTTGTTTGAGCCTAAATTAGAGTTAGAAGGATAATTCAAATGGAAACCATAAGAAAAAAAATATGCTTTGATAAATTAATCAGCCATAGAAACGGTATTACTCCATATATTTCTAAGGATACGGATGATGTTGAAATAAAACATGTAACAACAATATCATCAGAAAGCAATTATGGGTCATTTCCGTGCGATTTTGTATTAAACCGCTCAGAATATTATATGGATACAGAAACTGGCTTAAACACGAGAAAAAACACCGAAATTTCAAGATTAAAGTATCTTGATGTTTTAAGATGGTATAATGATGTTAATGAGTTCGTAAAAGAAGGTAAAATACTAAAAAGAATTCCTTATGACTATGAAAATGTAACTCATGTAAATTGTTCATCACCAAGTGACCAAATGAATAATTGTGGAATATCAAGTTCATCAACAACAGAATCTACAATAGTAGAATCTTCATTGTGGCAAGTTGATACAACAAACGATAAATTAATGTATGAATGTATTCTTGTTGATTTTTCATTGTTATCTGAATTTGGTAATGGTATATATGAATATGAAAAAAGTAATACAATTAGGTACAAGACAATAACAGAAAACAGTCTTGTTGATTTTGAAGATTTATCTGACGATGACAAAAATTTCGTTGAAAAAATGAATTATTTTGTTATTGGAAGTGGTAATATTGATGATGTTTCATCTTATAATGGCGTTCTGTTTACATTGGGTGACAATGATAGGATTTTTGCAATTAACAAATATCCTGATTATTTAAACTATGAGAAATATTGGAATTCATGGTGGGAAGAAAATTGGCCTGAATGCACAAATTATTCACCGTCACAAAGATGGGAAAAATATGTTTTAGACCCAAATTACGAAGAACCATTGTCTTTAAAGTTTATATATGATTTTGAAAAATATATTTTAGGAAAAGTGTTAATTCCTGAAAAATATAATGGTGAACTTATAAATGGTAGTAAAGTCCCAAATGCCGTTTTTTATTTGAATTATATGAACTATTTAACATGGTTCAATAACAATTCAGAATACCTTGATTCAAATGATGATTTACAACGTGAGTGGGAAAAGCGTGGTGGCGATAATTTCAAAACATTTTTAGAAAACATTACGCCAAAGTTTATAGAATTGCCAACGATACCTGAAAATCAAACATTTGTATATTTTGATTTTGCGGTTCCAAATATAGATATTGATTTAGCGTTCATTGATGAATTTTATAATGAATATAGTTATGTTCCATATGAATATTCAGTTGGTGTTGACGGTGAACTTGTTGATGCAACAATTGAATATGAAAATGGCAAAAATAATAGAATAGAATCAGCGTTAACTCCAACATTTGTTGATTTCACTGACTCAGGCATTACGGTTGAATCTAAATTAACAACTTTATATTCACGTGGATTTTATTATATTTCTGATGATATTTATGGGGTTTTTGAAGAGTTCCCAAATGGTGGAAAATTATTCAAATGTAAGTTTTATCAAGGAAATTCTTCTGTTGATGAAATAATAAATTGCAGTAGTGGAAGCGTTAATTTCTACTCAAAAGTTGGTAATGATGAATGGAATCTCGTTAAGACAATAAACATTAACGAGTCCGAGAACAGCATTCAACAGCATGAATTGTTACCAAATGCAAATGGCGCATATCAGGTTGTTGGAATAAAAGAAATTGGCTCAAGTACAACTATTACCGAAACAAATAGTTTTAGTAGTACAACATATTCTTTAGATGGTACATTAAAAACTGTTTCAGCGATAACAAATTATAATAAGTCAATATCTAAATTTTATAGGTGGTGCGAATGCTATACTACTAATGCACAAGGAATTGAGTGCGGTGATGGTGAAGATGGCGATTTTTCAACCAATGGGAAATACAGAAACTTACTTCTTTTATCATGCGTACCAGATGCCGTTGAGGATAATTCAACAGGTAAGGAATATTATTATATGATAAAATATGATAATGGATATACTGGTATAAATAATAATTCAATAAATTCAAAAACACATCCGAAACCGTTAAAGTTTCCGATGACGCTTGAAAAAAGAAATATCGAATCATATGATGGTGAATTTTCAGGAACTGTCAAATATGATAAAATAACAAACGTAACTATAGTTGATGATAACACTAAGGTTATTGAGTATGTTATCGGTGCAACTGAAGGTGAACCAATAGAAACAAGTGGAATACATTATGTTGATACATACCATTATTACGGAAATGTGTTTGCTGATGTTGTTATTGATGGATATTATAAAGCACAAGTTCTATATGAAAAAATATCTTCTGATGAGGAAAGTGCTTATAGTGAAGACTTTAATGCAAGCAGAAATTATGTTCAATCAAAAATAACAGGTATGGAAATTGGAACGCAATGGACACCTGAAAGTTCATTAAGAGCCTATTTATATACTGATGACAGTTATGACAATTTGATTGAATATCCTAAGATTGATGTTGATATTACATTTAACAGAGGTAATGCTGCCGCATGGGAAAGTCATTTCAAGTTGTCTGAATGCAATACATTTGAAGATTTACAAAATTATGGGAATAATTATTTTAATTTATAATATAAATGAGTACAGGAGTTTTTGGGTCAATAAGACCTGCTAATATAAATCCGGAAATTGATGTTGCAATATGCTATCAATACAAGCCATCAAGAGGTGAGAGTGATGACAATTTTCTTGGGTATAAAGATTTGGACCCAAGTGAATGTTTATCTCATAGTGTTAGGGATGATGATGAGACAAGTATAGTTGGTCTTTATAATTTAAAATTGCCTTTGAAATATTTTAACAAAAAGGGAATCTATAGTGTCTATATTAAGCCTAAAGAATGTTCTGCAACTATAGTTGATGTTAGTGTTCTTGCTGCTTATCCAAGCGTAAAAGGCGTTGTTATTAACATTAATAGTGGCGAGTTAAATGGTCTGACAGACTTAACCGGATACAGAATTGACTATGGGAATGGGGTTTCAAGGCTTATTAAATCATGCAATAGGTGTGAGCCTGTTATTGTAAACACTGGTGATGGATACCCAAAAACAACAAGATACAATTTAACTGATAGTAGCAGTAATCTTGTTTTCTGTACTGTAAGTCCATCTTCTGCTCCAACATTCAAGGCAAATGCAAATCCATATATTGGTGAACCTGGCCTTGAAGTTAAGATTGTTAATACAAAATTTAGTCCTAAATTAATTGAAATTGAAATGGTTGACCATGACGCTGACACTATTTCATACATGCTCGAAGGAGACCAAGCAAATGATAGGGATAATGGACTTATCACAACTTATAATGAGAAGCATGAAATATACCATCAATCTGAGTATTATGTACTTAAAGATAGACTTGGTAATCCATTATATAATATTAAGAAAAAGAAAGATAACATAGACCACGGTCAAGATTACGAAAATATAATGTAATATGTCAAGAAAAGATGATTTAATAAAAAGTAAGTCAATATATACATTGAGAGCCAAGCATATGACGGTTCCCAATGGTACTATATATGAAAACGACCACGTTACAATAATCAGAGATGATGGAATCTTCAATGAAGAAGTTGCTTTATTTTCAGATTCTAATTTTAAATTTAGAATAGGAGGAAGCAATAACGGAAAAAGAAAGCATTCTAGGGGATGGTTTACACAAGTTGAAAATTCAAGCGGTAACGTTTGGACACTTACTAATTTACCTGAGGTAAAAAAAGCAAGCGATGGCGAAATTAAACTAAAAGGTAATTACAAATCAATAAAAGATTTTGCTTATTATGGTTCTGCTGTAGAACTTATTAAAGCAACTGTTAATGATATTGTAATGAGATACCCAGGAGGGCTTTATCATTATCCGTTAAATATCGCACCAAAAATTAAGATTGGTAATACGCAATATTACATGGTGTCAAATGAATTTAACATTGATTTTTGGTCCCCTGTTGGGTGTTCAATTGATAATATTGATAACCCATTGAGAGTTCTTGGCGCAAGTTATATGAATTATGAAACAGCAAATGGCGGTGATGTTACTTTTGCTGTTGATTTAAGAGGCGATTGTTTGGATTCAATAATTGGCCACATTCTTATAAATGGCACAAGATTTGAAATATATCTTGACGGTAATGGTGAAAAACATCTTTTGACTACAGCAACAACACAAAATGGAAGAGTTATAATTAAGCCTAAAAAAGAATTTTTTGATAAGTTTTGGGCTTCAATAGATGATTTTGAAAAAGTTCTGTTGAATAGAAATAGTAAGCCTATATATAGGGCTGTTTTAGAAAGACCATACATAAGTGAAGGTAAACATTATTATGAATACAAAACATTCATATGGCCAACAATAGTAGATGATGTTCCTGATGTATCAAGTGGCGTTTTTGGCGGGTATTTAAGTTCATTATTAGACATTGCTGAATATTACGATGAATATGATTCAGATAATATTTGGAGAATGTTAACCCATGAATCAATAAAGAATTTGGATTATACATTTAGGAGATTATCAGGCGATGATGAGATTGATATGTCGGATATTGACTTTTCAAGGATGAAAGCAATGTTAAGGGTCCATGGTAGGTTGTATGATGATATAAAAAGATACGCTGATGGCATCAAGTATATAAATTCAATAACTTATGATGGAGTTAATAATCTTCCAGACTATTTCTTATCTGATGTTGTTGAACTTGGCGGATATGAAGCAAAATCAATTAATAAGTTACAAAAAACAAACCAAAACCAAGACATTAGTTCAGAAGATTGTTTTAGCGGCGTTTCTGCAATGTCAGTTAATGAAATAAACGGTGAATTTATGAGAAGAATGGCCCTCAGTAAAGAATATATTAGTTCTGAAAAGGGTACAAGACGTAGTATTGAATCAATGTTAGGGATGTTTGGTTATACGTATAAAGAATCAGGCGAAACATTGTCAAATGTTGGTGACTATAAAATACATGAATACATTAGGGTTGCTCATAATTTTCCAAAATATGCCCAAATGTCAAGACTTAGAAGTTTCACTGGTGAGTATCTTTATGGAGATGAAAACAGTAATTTCATGGATGGCTATCCTGTTGCTGTTGTTTCACCCGCAATGGAAAATCCGACAGAACAAGATTATTATTTGATACCTTGGGTTAATAACATGTCATATTATATTAATGACATATACTTCCAAGAAAAAGGTGGTTGGGGTAGAATACATGATAAAAAAATAAATTTAAACATAACAAGTGCAACTGTAATACATGACACATATTCAAATTTTTGTCTTGATTTATGGAGTGAAACAGCCCCTTACATGATGTATGTAAATGACATAGATGAATTAACATCATTGTCAAATAACGTAATTTATGAAGGTATGATTTGTTATGTTACTGATATAACAAGTGTTTATACGACATATTCTGCTGAAAGTGATTATAATAGTTCTATAATAGTACCAAGTCATCAAGAAGAACAAAATCAACAAACTCAGCAGTCAGACGAAAGAGGTGCGTCAAGTTCAACACAGCCAGGCACAAACACAAATATTAGTGTAAGTAACAGAGATTATTCACATTATTTTATATTATATAACCCTGCTTTATCAACACATGTTGGGTTTGTTAACAATGATTTATACTCATGCTATGGCTGGAAAAATATATTAAATTCAGAATTTAATGGCGTAAACCCTACAACACTTGATGGATTAAAAGTTTTGTATCTTGAGTCATTAAATCTTGATGTTAAAGGAAATAATCCACATTGCGGATATGGAAAATATGATAACGGTGATAGTTACATAGAAAAACTGAATAGATTATTTGGTACACAAGTTGATGATGGCGTTTTTGAATACATGAAAAAAGAATATTCAACTGATTATAATGCCATTTGTTCTTCTGGATTTTCTATTGGTGATTTAATTGAAGATAACAAAAAGTGCTATTATTTCTATGAACATGAAAATAATGGTAACGAAACTGAAATAGTATTTAAAGCACCAAATGAAGAAAGTGATGGAGATGATTCAGATGAAGAAATACAGGGCTCAGAAAGTGCTGTTGGCGGCTCAAATACCCAAGATTCATTAGACGGTGATACAAAAAATGGCCCGTATGGACATTTTATTAATTCTGAAAATACATCAAGTCCTACACATAACACAGAGGCTGCTGCATTCTCAATTGTTAATGTTAAGAATTTAATAATTGAAATTAAAACGAATGGTAACACATACTTTGAAGACTATTTGAGAGACGTTGTATTTAAGTATTTGAATGAAATGATACCTTCAACAGCAATATTAGGATATGAGTTTGTTGGTGGTTCAAATTCACATGTTCCATCAGCATCAGACTCATTTGGCACAACTCCAAATGTTATTACAGATACTATTGTTGCCGATGGTGTTATACTTGATGACAATTCAACATATTTTATTGAAAAATAATAAATTAAAATTTAAATAAATGGGAGTAACTACTGTTTTTAGTTGGAAAGTTAGTGATAATAAATATGGATATTTATGGACCGTTGAAACTAATGGCCCATGTATAACCAATAGAATAGTTGAACCTAATAAATTAGAACAAATTGTTGGTGAAATTTCGTCATGGGATGAGGCAACATATTCGGAAAAGTTTAACGCACTTAGTAATTTAATACATGACACTTTCGGAAAATACATTGAAGGTGATTATACTGATTATTACCATGGAAACAATGGTGGAAAGTCTTATGTAATGTTAACAGGAAAAGACGGAAGTGGGCCAGTTAACTCAGGAAATTCAGATATTGATGATACCGTTCTTGAAAAGTTAAAGACATATATCACAAAGGAAGTTTCTGCCGCAACTGTAAGTGTTAAAACTGAATTGAACAATTTTAAAGCCGCAACTAATGAAAAGATAAATGTATTCAGTGGTGCTGTTGAAACAAAAATAGATTCAACTAAAAATGAACTTTCAAACAACACTAATAATATAATTAACAGTAGATTGGATGCTATTTCAAATGGCGTTAAGGATAGCGTTTTAAGTGAAATAAATAGAGATATACCTGTTTCAAGTTTACAAGAACTTGTTAATGGAACAAGAATGCGTGAATTTGAAAATTCAGTAAATGAAAAGGTTAAAATAAGTGCAAACAATGTTGAACAAATTAGAGGCGATGTTAGTAGCCAAAGTGAAAGAATAGAAGCAATAGGCAGAAATGTTGATGACGAAATTAGGGCTACAAATGAAAAACTAGATAATTTAACAACTGATGTTAATGTAATAAATACAAAAGTTGACCGTGTTGCTGCAAATAAATCAATAAGAGAAGAAGAGGCTGTTAATGAGACTGAAGTCTTTTCAGCATCAAGGGGAATGGCAATT